CAAGCTGCCTTCTACATGGACACCTATTACTGGGCAACGGGTGACGTTTTGGACGGCTTCGGGTTCATTGCCGTAGAGAAATCAGCACCATACAACGTCATGTGCTACCGGCTTGATGACGAGTCGATTGAGGTTGGACGTAATCAATATCGAATCGCGCTGAATATTTATGCGAATTGCCTTGAGTCTGGCGTGTGGGATGGGTATGCTGGATCAGAAGAAGAGCAATTGATCGGGCTTCCATTTTGGGCGCTTGAGAAAAACGACGAAGTAGAAATCGATTTTGGAGATGAAGAATGACGCAGGACGTAGACATCAGAGCAGCAATCAAGCCCAAGAGCGACCAGCTCAACTACGAAACGTTTCTGGCTGGTCCACAGACGTTTACCGTATCAAAGGTGACTCCAGGCGACCGCGACCATCCAGTGTTCATTCACATGGTCGAGTGTCCGGCAACACCATATAAGCCTAGCAAGGGCATGCTGAAATGCATTGCTCAGCCTGATGGCTGGGGCGACAAGTCTAGCCAGTGGGTCGGCAAGGAAATCACTCTGTACGGCGATCCGACTGTTATCTATGGCGGCGTCGAAGTGGGCGGCATAAAGATTGGCGCACTCAGCGGGATCAATGGCGACTTCGAAACGTTGATCAGCGCTCGTCGTGGTGTTCGTAAGCCCCATTTGATCAAAAAGCTTGAAATCGCCATGTACCCAGCCGACAAATTCGAAGCCAATATCGGCGCATGGATCGCTGCAATCGCAGCCGGCAAAGCAACCGCAGAACAAATTCTTGCCAAAGTCCAGCAATCTGGTAAATTGACCGACCAACAGAAAGCACAAATCGTAAATCCACAAGAGGCGGCACAATAATGGCACGCGGAGTCAATAAGGTAATTCTGGTCGGAACACTCGGCCAAGATCCAGAAGTCAAATATCTCACCAACGGCAACGCGGTGTGCAACCTGAGTATCGCAACCAGCGAGCAATGGAAGGACAAGCAGTCCGGTGAGAAGAAAGAAAAGACTGAATGGCACCGCGTAGTGATGTTCGGCAAGGTCGCCGAGATTGCCGGCGAGTATTGCCGAAAGGGTTCTCAGGTTTACATCGAGGGCAAGCTTGAGACTCGCGAGTGGGAGAAGGATGGCGTCAAGCGCTACACGACTGAGATCAAGGTTGATATGCAGGGCACCATGCAATTATTGGGTGGCAAGCCGGCTGATGGTGGTCAGCAGCAGTCGCGACCGCAGCCGTCTCAATCTCGACCAGCTCCTCAGCAAGCAGCGCCTGATGACGACTTGGATAGCCAGATCCCATTCTGACCTAACAAAGCCCCGCTAACCACGGGGCAACCCCACAAAACACAAGGAAGAACCAATGTTCGACTACCTAGCAGACTTGCCACTCGCAGAAAAAGTAGAAGAAATAAATCGCCTGCGCGCAGAGATCCACAAGCACAGCCCGTTCGCAAGTGAGCCAGTAGATTTTGTGCGCTGGGTGCCAAACACTATCGTTCACGCAAACGACTACAACCCTAACTCGGTAGCACCTCCAGAGATGAAGCTGCTTGAGCATTCGATCATGTCTGACGGCTACACTCAGCCGATTGTTACTTGGCCGAACGAAGGCATTGAAGTAATCGATGGTTTCCACCGTCACCGCGTAGGCAAGGAGTCACCATCGATCAGCGCTCGCGTGCATGGTTACCTTCCAATCGTTGAACTGAAAGCCGACCAGCAAGACCGCAACGACCGCATGGCAGCGACGATCCGCCATAACCGGGCTCGTGGTGCGCACAAGGTCGAAAGCATGTCAGAGATCGTTGTAGAGCTTAAGCGCCGCTTCTGGACTGATGAGCGTATCTCGACTGAGTTGGGTATGGACGCCGACGAAGTTCTACGCTTGCAACAAGTGACTGGCCTTGCAGGATTGTTTGGCGACGAGGATTTCTCCGAAGCCTGGGAAGCTGTTTCTTTTGACGAAGCCGACGAGCTGGAATTGATCAATGAATCGAAGGTTTAAGCGCGTATACCGGCACTATCTGGAGTGCGAGGAATACCAGGGGATGATGTGGAAGGTTTTACCGCCAGCAGATCGCGAAGGAATGCCCGAGCTTTCCGCAAATCTGATGATTGACTACGAAGCTTTCCTTTCATCCTGCATGCGCGTATTAACCGAGTGGCCTAATAGCTGCGACGTCAACCTAAGCGCCTCAGTGATAAATCACCAGGCATGGATAGGGCACGCTGCTTGCTATCTGAATCATGGCGCTACAGAGGATCTGACGCGCCTTGGCTGGCGGATGATGACCGAAGATCAGCAAGAACTAGCCAACCTAGCTGCCGACATGGCAATTATCGAATGGAGGGATCGATATGAACGTGCAAATCCTAAGTCTGTCACGCGAAAATAAGGACTTCTATCGGCTGATGGGGCCTTACTTCGGATCGCGCTCCGTCGCCGCTGAGGTAGGCATTCACATTTACGACGACGAAGACAAGGAATGGTTTGCAGCTTATGTATGCGATGTTCTCGTTGGGTTCGCCTCATTGCGCGGAAACGTAGTATCCGATTGCTATGTTAAGTCATCATGGCGTCGCACTGGGATATTTTCCGCAATCCTTTCGCGCATTTTGTTTGCAAAGCCTAACGATTTAAAGGCAAACTGCACGCCAGCAAGCCTAGGAACCTTTCTAGCGTTGGGGTTCCAGGTAAAAAGCAAAACTAAGAATTTCACGAGGGTAGAACTGAAATGCCAAAAAGAGGATTAGGTCTAGATGTATTTGAGGCCGCAAAGAAAAGGATTGCGTTCACGTTCGATAACTTTGAGCGCGTTTATCTGTCATTCAGCGCTGGCAAAGACTCGACAGTCATGCTTCACATGGTCGCGCAGGAGGCTCGCGAGCGTGGTCGCCGCATTGGCGTACTAATGATCGACTGGGAATGCCAGATCGGCCTTACAATCGACTTCGCCAAGAAGATGTTTGAGGCTTATGCGGATGTGATTGATCCTTATTGGGTTGCGCTACCCATGAAGACTTGGAATGCTTGCAGTCAGATCGAGCCAGAATGGACGGCATGGGATCCTGCCAAGAAGGATCTATGGGTTCGCGAGGCTGATCCGATGAGCATTACCGATGAATCCTATTTCCCGTTCTACTACACCGGCATGCCATTTGAGGAATTCACGCCAGCATTCGCACAATGGTACGCACAAGGTCAATCATGCGCCTGCTTCGTTGGTATACGGGCCGATGAGAGCCTTAACCGGTTCCGCGCAATCGCTCGCGACGACAAGCCGCAGTTCCAAGGTAAGCAATGGACAACTCAGGTCGAGGGTATCGCCTGGAATATCTACCCAATCTATGACTGGCACACAAAAGACATCTGGCGCTTTCATGGTAAGACAGGACTTGAATACAATCGGCTGTACGACCGCATGCATCAGGCCGGCATGAAGATTAGCCAGATGCGTATTTGCGAGCCGTTCGGCGATGAAGCGCGCAAAGGATTGTGGCTTTATCAGATCGTCGATCCAGCGATGTGGGCAAAGGTTGTACTCCGATGCGCTGGAGCCAACACTGGCAAGATGTATAGCCAGGAAAAAGGCGCAGTAATGGGTAATCACAGCATTGCGCTGCCGGAAGGTCATACCTTCGAGAGCTTCGCTAAGCATATCCTGCGCACTATGCCTAAGCCGACCGCCGAGCATTACCGCAACAAGCTTTCCGTTTATCTGAAGTGGTGGAGCAAGCGCGGTTATCCGGATGGAATTCCAGATCTTGCGGATAAATCGCTGGAGAGTCGCGGCAAGGTTCCAACCTGGCGCAAGGTTGTTAAGACTTTCCTGAAAAATGATTACTGGTGCAAAGGCCTTGGCTTCAGCCCAACCAAGAGCGCTGCCTACCAGAAGTACTGCGAACTCATGAAGCGCCGTCGCGCTGAGTGGAATATTAAGGATATGGAGGTATGAGAAAGGGAAGCCCGCGATCAAGACTTACGACAGAAGACGTAGCGCAAATCCGCGAACTAATAGCCTGGAAGAAAGAAGAACTGGCAAAGCTGAACGCGATTGCTAGCATGCAGGCACTAGCGGACAAATTCGGGGTTTCGCTAGTGACCATTCACAAGATCAGCACATATAGGACTTGGTAGATGAAAAAGATTTTGACAAAGGAAGACGCTGAACAAATTCGCGAGCTGCACGAGTGGAAATTGGCTGAGATTAAGCGCATCCGTTCGATTGCAGGCCAGAAAGCATTGGCAGAGAAATTCGGCGTATCGCCCACCAATATCTCGCATGTCGTTAACTATAGGACTTGGTAATGGATCGCGGCGAGTATCTGAGCAGGGCGGTAGAGTTCGCAGTCAGGGGCCGAGACTTGCCGCAATCGAAGCTGCATCCGTACCATGTCAAGCGCATCAGGGAGCGCAACGATTACGGCGTTCCACGCTGGTTCCTAGCGAAAGAATACGGCGTCCATATTAGGACAATCGACAAAGTTTGCACTTACGAAACCTGGATTAATGTTCATGGCTAGATCAGTGATTGCTGAAGTCGAGGCTGAATTTGGTCAGCCTTTCATTGATGTTGTGCGCGGATTTGCAGCAGACAACTACGCATGTTCGACAACTGCGATCATCCTTGGATACAAGCATCAGACTGCGCTCAGGTACTACCTTAAGCGCAACAACCTGCACGTTGACTGGCCTGCATTCGGTAAATGCAACGCTCACCAGAACCGTGCGCCAATCACCGAAGTTACACGTCAGAAGCTATCCAAGGCCAAATTAGAGAGGCAGCCGACCCTGCCAAAGGAGTACGAGGCTCGAACCGGAGAATCAGTTGAGGCGCTAATTGAGCGAACCAGAAGAACGCACACCGTGACTGATGTAGCGAAGATGCTCGGCTATTGTCACTCAACACCTTTCAGAGCTTGGATGAAACGTCACGGGATAAATGCTGAGTTCATGAAGGCGCCAACCAATCTGCCGACTGGCATGGGGCTTCAGTCGAAACGATGCAGGCTTGAGACTGAGATTACTTTGCAGCATCTCCGGAGGCGCGAATCAACGCATCATGCCGCTCAGAACACTCTCTAAGCGCTGCACCCCACTCAGTCAGCGCAGTCAGCGCATCCTTCCCTGTTACGCCTTCCAGATCACTTGGAATCCGGCAAGGCGTTAACAGGCTTGCTTGTGATACGCCCGTTCTTTGCGTCGTTGGCGAGCTGCACGCCGCTAGGCTCCAAGCAAGCATTCCGATAAACAGGCATCTCAACAATCTTTTCGCGCTCACGGATAATAGTCGTTTCACTTGCTTTCAGTTCCTGTAATCGCGCTTCTAGTGTTATGGCGATGGATTGATCTGCCTTGTTCGCGGCAATGACTGAGAACGCCGACTCAAGCCGCTCCTGACTGCGCTCAACCTCTACGCGAGACGACGTAGCATCATGCCAAAGCCAAACCACGAGCGCGCCGCAGATCAAGCCTGAGAGGAAGCGCCAGGGTATCGAGGCGAGCATTAGTGTTCTCCGGAGAACTCTTTGAAGATCGAAACCAGCAGCTCCATCTTGTGTTCATTCTGCCCATAACCAGCACCAGGCAACGAAGCCCACCGCGACCGACACTTGGTCAGCGCCTCTGCAATACGGCCAGCCTCAATATCACCCATCGCCTTGCACTCTTTGATAAGCTGGATAGCGATCTTGTCTTGGGATGCTGGCGAGAAGTCAGGCAGCTTGAGCTGAGTCTTATAGGCATCGTAGAACCTAGCGAGAATCTGGTAGCGACCGGCAGCGGTTGACTTAATGCCGAGATTTGGCAGATCGATTAGCTTGCGTGGATGGTCTTTGTAGCCGGTGAATAATCCTCCGCCCACGAGAACATCGTACCCGCGATCCCTGGTAGGCTGCTTGCCGTTATCTGTTCCCTCGCTATAGGCCAGCGTATCGAGAAAGGCTTGCAAATTGCTCATGACATCACCTACTGAAAATATATCCTCAGTTTAGCAAGAAAAAGTTTCCATTTTCTGTTCTGGAGGAATACAATCGACAGCAAGCCAACAGGAGTCGCACTCAATGCATACCAAACAACAATCCGAATTCGTTCGTACAGTTCACAAAGCAATTTCCTTCGCCGACGACAAATTCCAGCGTTCGCGCACAAGCGAGTACAAACACATCTTCGGCATGCTCCGTGGCGCGCTTCTGATGGGCCTGCCATACGAAATGTACTCGTCACTCTACCGCCACGTCTGGGAGTGCAAATTCGACTCTGATGGCGTTGACATGGAAGATCCTGAGCAGGCTGAATTGGATATGGAGGATTGATGAATGAGCAAGACAAAAAGCTGCGCATGCCCAGGCTGCGAAGAAGAACGCCACGAAGGTTCGATATTTTGCGGGCCTCATCGATGGTCGGACAATCGACTTCGTTTTATCCATGGTAAGAACAAGCCAGCCTTAAGCATGGCCATACTTGCATTCATGATGCAGCGCGATGGAGAACAGCAATGAGCAAGACAATCGAAATTTCCAGAGAGATGTTTGACCGAATGATCAATGCTCTTGAGGACGAAGGCTGGTACAACTTAGCCGATGAAGCTGCGAAGGCTATCGCCGTGCCTGTGGTTGAGCGCCAAGATCAGATAGTGCTGTCTGAGCGCGAAGAGAGCGCTCGCAGAATAAAGAGCCTTCTCGCGGAAATTGACAGACTGAAGAATTTGTCAGGAGATCCTGTGGCAGAAATTACCTATACCGGTTATGAGCCAAGCAATTCTATTCATTGGTTAAACAAAGGGCTTCATTATATGGAGCCCGGTACAAAGCTTTATGCATCGCCTCCGAAATTCGATGCCAATCGCAATCCCGACGCATGGCTAGTTACAGATATTTATGGACAGAAAAAGGCTTTACGGTCTGGCGCGGAAGGAATTGAAAGGCATCGCAATGCGGGATCAACCCTTGTTCCGCTATATGCTGATCCCGTCCAGCTAGATGATGGATGGTACTTAGATGATTGCGGGAATCTTCGATATAAGCCAGAGGAAAAATAAATGAACATCCACTCCCTAACAGTCGCCACAATAATCGTCCTGCTTTCAATCGGATTCATCGTTTCGAATCGCATGAGTTATCAAGATGGGCTAGATGATCAGGCGTTTCGCTGCTTGATGATCGCTGAGAAGTCTTGGCCGAATGTTGATAACTATTTTGAGAAGGTGTGTAAGTCTTAACCGGCCTGCCATCTGATGAGGGATTTATTGTGAGTGAAGTAAAGAGATATTCAGCACCATATGCACAAGTAAATGAAGAAGAATTTGGATTATATGTTCGGATTGATGACTACACAGAAATCGAATCCGAACTGGCGGCGCTGCGGGAAGAGCTGGCCACAGAAAGGCTGCGTGCAGATGTCGCGGTAGCTGATACGAACGCCGCCGAGCAACGGAATGCGGAGCTGAACAGCCTGCTGACGCGAACACTGGCTTACTACACGGAATCCTGCTTCCCCGAGGATTTGCTTATTGAGGTCAAAATCGCAATCGGCTCAGTAAAACCAACCGAATCGGGAGCAAGCGAATGAGGTCTAAGTACGGCCAAGTCTGCGAAAAACATCCAGAGTTAGCAGGCCGCCGATACATTCCGAATAACAATTGTCTGAAGTGCCACAGCGAATCAATGAAGATTCACAATGATCGTAGGCGCGGATACTTGCTTGAGTTGATCGCGGCCGCACAAGAGTCGCGTCATTGCTCGCCGAGATTAGACGCAGCATTGCAGGCGATGGGGAAATAGTTATGCAGCACAAAGTACTATCGAATCCGTTTTACTTAGAAGGCAAAGTAGCGTTTCTGGAGAATAAACATGAGTGCCCATATCAGCCAGGACCAGAGAAGGGAATGTGGCTCGCAGGACAGACAGAGATGCGAGAAGAGTTGCGAGTCTTGCGTGAAAGTTTGTCAGTGCAAGCACGAGATTCAAGGGACGGGCGGCGTGTTCCTGCAATCGCTAGGCATAATTCTTTGCAATGAGTGCAAGGGTGAGCAGCCAATTAGGAAGCCGATTAAATGAATGAATGGATTAGCATAAAAGATGCCTACCCGTCATCAGATATGGACGGAATGCCTTTAATCGTTTCAGTTAAAACTCATATGGACGAGATTATCTCAGAGACAGATGCTTGGCACAAATATAGCCGTGAGCCAAACGGTGGCGTGTTCCACTTTTGGGGCAACAAAGTAACTCACTGGATGAAACTACCGGAGCCACCAAAATGAGCCAACGAATCAAACTAAAGTTCTTCCCATTTCCGGATATGGTCGCTGATCTGGTTTGCGAGCTGGCTGGACACGGATTCAATATCCAGATGGAACCGTGCAAGGATACCGACCACTACGTCATGATCGCCGAACTAGCACACGAAGGAGAGGAGCCTGAACTACTCAACAAGCCACCTACTCTGCACTAAAAGAAACCCCGCTTACTAGGCGGGGTTTTTGTTTAAATGATCATGTCAAGTGGCGTCATGACTACTTGGCAACTGATCATGTTGCGCGCTGTAGTTCCGTTGTGCTTGATGTTCAGCTCCCAATAACTTTCAGGAGGGCCGTACACATCAGCGGTGAAGTGGATGTTGTCGCCGAACGGGTTGGCCTTTCCGTCGTAGCCATAGATCGCACTAACACCTTTCCAGCGAGCGCCGCCAGAAGTCTGGAGTTGCGCAGAGATCGCCTTAGCCAAGTTGTCGCTGGCATCGATAACGATATCAACCTCGATTCGCATCTTAGAGCAGCCGTTCGGCATATTAAAGCGAGTAGGGTTCGCCGTCTTGAATGCCCCTGCGACCATGTCATATTCAGGCGTAGTGCTGAAGGACACGATGTTGTTAGCGCTTGCGTTCGCCAAGCTCTGGTTCGTCTTGATGATCCGCGTGTTTCGACCCTTGATCAGGTAAGGAAGCAAGCCATCAGGAATGAACGAGCGCAGCGGCGAGTAATTGCGCAGGTCAGTAATGATATTACCAGGATCCAGCTTGAAGTACTCGCTAGCCAGTCTGCCGGTTGTGCCTTGGTATGCAGCGAAATAGGCAGCGAAGTCAGTAGAGGATAGGTTGCGGATCAGCGGGCTGCTAACCTGACCAGCGTAGTCGCCGAACGTCATGCTGTTTGGAACCTGGCCCTGAATGCCCATGATGCAGGCGTTAGGGTCATCTGCCGGCCCGCAAAATGCTAAGCCACCAGTCACGCTGACTTCTGTTTTATTCCATGGGAAGGATGCGTCTGGAATCGCAAGATGATCGACAATCCGCATGCCGCCGAATTCGCCACCCCAGCGAACATCTTTCGAGATGAAGCTACCCCAGTTATCCACCCAGCGAACTTGCGACGGGCGATCTACGCCATAGGTGCCGACATCCGGAATGCCGAAGCCGCGATTGATGAAGAGGCGTGTTTGTGCGCTTGGATCGGTAACAGTTGCGCCCTTGTTGTTGAACTGTGCAGTGCTGGCAGTCAAGTTCGCCAAAGATGGCTGCATCCATGCATCATTGATAACCATGCTGTCACAGCAGTTATCCATGATCTTGTTGTTAGATATGAACCGGCAATTGTCGAACGTCGCATTGCAGGACAGGTGCGTCCATGTGCCGCCAGTTGCCTCTGTCTTTACCGCATAGCTGCGAGAAAGAAGGAATTGACAGTGATCAACCTCGATCATGGACGAATTGATGTTGGCGTTGTGGAAGCGCAGGTGATGCCGACCGCCTACGAACTGCATGCCGGACATCTTGAACTGGTAGAGGTCAACGTTGAAAATATCAGCGTCTACATCGTCCTGCTTAACGATTGCCGAATCACCGACGATCTCGACGTATGGCCCGATTGTGACTGCCGACGATACCCGGTATGTGCCTGGCGGGAAGTAGGCAATTGGCGATGTCCCGGAATAAGCAGCAGTCAGCGCGCCTGAAGTCGTCAGGCCGGATTGTGTTTGCGCAATGATGTAATCGAACATCGCTTGAATGGCTGCCGTGTCATCCGCAACGCCGTCGCCAATGGCGTTGAATGGAGCATCTTTGACGCTGACATGCTCGCCTAGCTTCTGGAATAGAGTGCGGTCGCCGAAACCGATGATCTTAGTGCCGTCCGATGCAGCTAACTCAGCACGCAGAGCATCATCACCAACATCGACAAGCAGCAATTGATCTGTCGCCCATGTGCCAGTGAGATTCACAGGGAAAACAGCCGGCGCCTTCACCTTGTAAACTGATGGCGCACGATCAATAAGTTGTGTAGGCCTGAGAACAGTTAGCGGCGTACCATCAACATACTGAAGATGGGTGGCCTCGAAACCCATAGCCTCAAGGAAGTCATTAACCATCTTCTCCATGCCTGACCACGTTTCACGACGCTTGTTGAATCGGTCATAAAACGAAGGCGATGCGGAGTTCATGCCTTCGTCAAAATTCGAGGCATTGTCCGAAAGGTCTTTGGCTGATACAGAGCCTAATGGATTGCCTGTTAGGTAGGTATTGGTCATTTTGGCTCTCTGGTTTTAAAGCTTTGTCGGTATTTTAGCATTTAGAAGCCGCCCTTAATGCCGACTCGGCCCAAGGTGCCAGCAGTACCAGCAGTCGATAGACGAACTTGAACCTGCACGTTTGTCGCGTCAGTTCCGATAACTTGCAGATAAGCCATAACAAATGTGGTACTAGTTGGCGAACTGACCAGCAATGTCGCGCTAATATCTGGAAGCGAAGGCGTATAAAGAAGTCCGTGCGCAATTGTCAGGGTTTGCGCCGTGGTTATGTCCATAGGGAATTGAGCGCTCTGCACGCCTCTGCGAATCTGAGTACCGCCAGCGCCAGCCGTGCCGTTTGCTCTAATGTTGAATCGATCAGTTGTGCCTGGAGTGCTGCCTGCAACGTGTACCTGCCCAGCGTTACCTGAAAGCTCTAGGTCAACTGAGTTATTTGCGCCAGCTGTATATTGGAAGTTTATCGCCGAGTTATCGATTACTCCTTGAATGTGTGCCTTGTTGGCATTAAGGTGCAGCGCCTTACGACCGGTGGCGGAGAAGTTAGCCAATTGCAAGGCTGCGATCTGACAGAATGCGCCGGTAACAATTACACCTTCGTTATCGGTTGCAGCTCCGTTAATATTCATGCCGCCGCATTTAAAGCGCTGCCCAGTGATCTGCACGCCTATCTTTCCGACCGAGCTAGCCCACAAATTACCGCTCATATTATCAATCGAGACATCGTCACCTGTAACGATTAGACCGTCACGTTGACCGCCCAAGTTGAAGCATCGGTAAGTATTGATCTGGACCCTGTTCTGAGCAATCGTAAGGTTGTCCCCATCTGTAACCATTACGCCGATGCGCGCAATGCCTCCAAGATAGCAGCCGTCATCAGAAGCCGGAATTGTGGAGCGACCGTTTGCATAAGTGTGAAGCATTCCGATCCAGTCGAAGCCCCCGCCATATGTGGCGCCCTCTTCGTTTCTGAATCCGTATCCACCGTTGCGCCCAGCAATGATCGATTCCGCATGGTTGTTGTGCGGCCCACGGCAGCGCCAGCCAACACCAGCGTTATCCATGACAAATACTTGACCAAAGTTTCCTTCTTCCTGCGCGGTCCAGTCAATATCGGTTGCGGCGTTGGCGTCCTCGGTCCATACAGCCTCATTCAAGTTTCCGCAGTTACCGAATCGAACCGCGCCCAATATTAGCTGGGCAGGACCGAACCATTCAACCAAGCGACCAGTAGCGCCGCTAGCTTTGTTGCCATCTATGCGGATGTCACGCACACCAAACCACGAAGGAACAGTGCCAGAGGCAACAGTGGCAGCTGTTCCAGTGAGAGTCTCAAAGTTCTCGCTGATCAGAAGTGTCGCAGTTGAGCCTGGCAGCATCTTGATCTCAGTTTGCGCCAGAGATTTGCCGTCAAGGAGAATTCCGCGATAAATACGGATCTGGCTTGCAAGGTAAGTCCCCCCGCGTCCGAAGGTTACGACCCCGCGAGGAATTGCAGACGTTCGAATGTAATTGATCGCGGCATTGATAGCCGGAGTCCAGTCCCATGTGTTTTTGTCGGTAGGGTTTGGCTTACTAACAATCAGATCAGCAAATTCCCCAACGTCTACACTTTGCAGATCCAGCATCCTGCCTACGGTGCTGACGGAGCCGGGAACCGTGTCACGCTTCCATCCTACAAGCGCGGCACCTTTGGTCGTGTCTGTGCTGTTAGCAAGATCGCTACGAAGAAGCGGTATATCTGCATCATGATTGATACTAAAAAGCGTGCGACGCTCAACCCCCAAACGATCGGAATATGTATCAAGTGTACTATTTACAAACTCATCAAGAATCTTAGCATTATCATCCAAATCCCTAGGATCAATCGAAGGAACCGGATTACCTGTATTGTAAAAACTCATGGCGTCGGCCACTCCTGATTGATAGCTTGGTCTGTTTCCAGAATGAAGACTTGCCAAGGATTGAGAGGCCACTTATCGTTAGTGGCGTTCATTGCGATGTCGAATATTGCTTGATAGGCGACGAAATCTGGAATAAGACCCCAATCGACAGGAAGAATTGGGCGCTCGCGAAGCTCTAGCTCGGCAGAGAATGACCAAAGCAATGGGCCCAGACGATTAGGGCCTGAGTAGATATCTGTGAATCTAGCCGTGTAATCCTGATAGCCTAGTGGCGTTTCTAGCGGGCATTCAAACCACTGCGAGCCGTCGATTAACTGATCGCGCCACCAGGCCTCAAACGCCTGAGCCTGCGCAGAATTGAAGATCCAGCTAATCTGCGCCATCGTCGGAACGCTGGTGAAATTCCTGCGCTGACGAGCACGCCCGCTAGCGAGATCTGATCGCTTAAGCGGGCTTACTGTTTGATATGTTCTGCCGTTATGTAGTCCACGCGGCAATGACTCTGGATAATTAATCATGGCGGCGATTGGTCGTCCGATGCATATACCAACTCATTATACGCCATCGCCTCTACGCTGGCCGAGTCAGTCCCGTTTGGTGAGATTGAAGTGATCAGAACTTTATAGCCAATCCCGAATAGCAAGTGTGGAGGCTCGATATCCAGCGAAGTATCTGGCGGGAAGTCGAGCCCAGAGATGGACAGATGGAAATCATCAATCCGAGTCGCAACATATGGCCCAGCGCTCGAGCCATCCTCACGACGCACATACAAGTAATGCGGTGGCGGATCAGACCAATCGAAAGCCTCGGATGTTTCGATTACGCCCGCATCATATGAAACCATCTGAGCGGATTGCGCATAGCCAGGAACGTCATCGGCAACTTGTACATAACTCAGATAGCGCGAATTCAGCGCATCAAGTTCTGTAGACCACTTGTATTCCCAGCGACGATACTTGAGTGCGCGACGTTGGCGCATACCGATCTGCCATGCCTTCATGCGATTTGTGCAGCCTTCAGCCTTAACCTTCTGCACTCGCGTTCCAGCGTCACCAGGCAAGCGGCATTCAACAGTTTCAACCTGCCACGACACGCCGTCAGTGTATTCAACATCAACGCCGTCATAGTCGTCGGGGCGAACTGCGGTAAAGTCTCGTTCAAGCGGCTCAGTCATGTTCTGAGGCGTATACATCGACTCAAACGCAATACGAGGCTCGTCACGCGCCGGACGCAGCAATCCACGGTCAACGGTAAGCTCGCTGAACCCGCAGCCTAGAGCGTCATTTATGACGCCTTTAGCGGTGCCATTGGTATTTGTCGCTTGATCGTAATGGTCGCCGCGTGCCTGCCAGATAGCGTCTAGGCGATCAAGTTCGGCGTAGTCAATCTCTGCATCGGTGTAGCCAACAGACTTGGCGACATAGGCAAAGAACGGCGCGATATCGCGAGTCGGTTGAGGCGGGAACCACAGGCCGCCGACGCGCACTGGAAGCTTGCGAGTAGCCTCAACAGACACCATCGATTCCGACTGCGCTGAGAGACGGTCGCCGCCGCGAGCATTCATCGCCATGATGGTAACGCCGTCATACGAGATAGGCGAGGCCAGCAGGGAACGACAGCCGTACCAGACGATAGAGTCCTGCCATTCATCAGACGAAGCAGGCCCGCGACGGACACGAGCCTCTGCGCGCATTGGATACGGTAGGTCGATCTTGAACGTGTAGCCGACAGCATCAAGTGACGCATTGGTCACGCCTCTTGCCTCGACAGTCCACGCGCCGGCAATATCCATGTCGCGCCACTCGAAGTAATGGGTTGACGGAACTGCATAGCGCTCGCCGTTCTTCTTGCCGATACCGATCAAGCCGCCAGGGAAGAACACATCCCATTCGATTGAGTAAGCCAGTTCACCATCAGGGCAGACGGCGAATGGGCCACGATAGCCGCCTTGAAGACTGGACTGATCAAGTGAGATCGAGGCTGCCGTAGTGGACAGAAAGGTAAAGCCGGGGAATCCTGAGTCTGTAGAGCCGGAAGAGGTCAGGCGCTCAACGGTCAGCATCGACGTGCTGAATACGGTGATGCGATAGCGAAGCCCTACAGGGCCGATACAGGTTGCGATGGTGCCAAGGGTTAGCGACGTTACCGGTGAGCCGCCAACGAAGTTCAGCGTCATCTCAGGAGGCGTAGGGCCGGATGCTGGCGTGTAGGAGTTGACGACGTATAGGCCGCCATTGACGCCAGAGATCTCGATATTGTCGCCGACCGATGGCGCCAGCATTTCCAAGTTGAAGCCGCGAATAATGTCACGACCAGCTCCGCCATCTACGAAGTCGTATTGATACGGGATGATTGCGCGAATCAAAAGACCTGAAGACCAGTCAGACGGGAATGAACCCTGACCGACTGGAATGTTGATGTTGAACGCGTTGAACTGCATAGACGCTGCCACGAAACTTGGCGTCAGCGGATTGGCGATTGTCAGCTCAAGACCGGACGAACCGTTAGACGAAGAGCCGACCTCGGTTACATCGTTCCACCAGAAGTGCGCAGGATCAGCCGAGATATCAGCGCCAGGCCCGTAGATATTGTACGTAACATCTCCGCCAAGAGAGATGGCTGGAGTGTCGCCAATCAGGATCTTGTCTGCTGGGATGTCGTGATCGCCGACGCCGATACACAGCAGCATTTCGACGCGCTGCTCACGAGGCGACGCGAAGTAACGACGAGGAGGCAGAAGGTAGTCAGGGTAAACCTTGCGGCGCCCTGCAATCTCGCGAACCGGCGAGTTGATCTTTACCTTGTTGCCCTTAATCGATGCTTCGTTAATGCCTTCGCCATTCTGAGCGGTTGCGTTAACTTTCGGGATCTTAGGCGTGAGGGTCTTCAGTGCGACGAGAAAGAGTGCGCCAAAGAACAGCTCTGTGCCTTTTGGCTCGATGACGATATCAATCAGATCCGACGCAGAGAATATAGTCAGCGCCCAATCTTCTGGCGGCAATAACGATCCATTCAGCGAAACGCTAATCGGATGAACGTCCATATCCGAATAGCTAGGCACATTCTCAGCCAGCCAATCACGCACAGACATACCGCCGACCGAATATTCTTCGCACGGCTCATCGTTAAGCTTTGATCCGAATACTCTAACGGTCACGGTAATAAATCACTCTTAAGTATTGGGATTCAAAGTCGTGAACTCTTAGCAGGCGCGCACCTTTTTTCGGATTTATTTCAAGCGCATGCAGTCCATTTTCTAGTTCAATTATAACAGCGACGTGGATGCATAGCGGGCCACGGAATACGGCAGCAATTGCACCGTCTTCTGGCGCGCACTCTTCCATTGCGGCTGATTCTTGTTGGTAGGCGCGGGTGAATTCTTTTGGTTGGGTGTTGCGGATTGCGCCGAATGATGGGAGTAGGCGTTTTCCGCAGTGCAGGTGGCGGACTAATCTTGTGAGGCCGTAGCAGTCTAGGGCGCCAATTTCGCGCCCACCGTCTACATACTCAGACGCAAGATAAGCGTTTATCCATTCCATTAGAGATACTTCAAGCCTGGTGCGAATTCACTTGTATACAGTTTGCGCGGCCACGCATAGTTCAGCGCATCAACAAAACCCGCTTCGATCTGAACTGTAGTACCCGACACATTCCCACCCAAAACCGTCGCATAAAACGGATTCTCAGAAGGCATAGTCAAGTCGGTATTCAGATAGCGGCGAAACGTCAATCGAATACGCTTCTCGCTCTCAATCGCAGTATCAATCAGCCTCTGAGCCTGCCCCGTAACGTTATCAATCGCGAAGTTCAGAGTCTGCGCGCCTTGGTTACTTTTCTTTGGTAGCGCAATAGCTATAGGTGCAGACATGAAGTTCTTGAATGTGACGCCATCCAATCCAAGTGTCATTCCACCGATTTCGTAGCCTCTGACAATGTAAATAGGCTCAACCCACGCATCACAAGCAAGCTCGATAGTGTCAATGATGACTTCCGAGCCTGCCGATGCGTATACTCGCTCGATTAGAGTGCTCAAGTTCCTTGTCTCCGGGTGCCGGTCAATTGACTAATCATTCTACCCGTCTTTCCGTCACCCATTCCGTCACCGACTACAACATCAATCACCCAGCGACGATCAGCCTCACTGAACTTGGCGGTGGCTTTTGCGTTGTCATTGCCGTAGTTATTCACGTTGACAATAGGAGCCGCACCCGTTCCGCCGCCCGAGGTCGCATCCTTATTGCTAACAACCTCGCCACGACTGTTCGGCATCATGTACTGACGACCGTTGGCAGCGTTGAAGATCTCAGGTGCGCCGGTTTCGTTTACGCGGTACATGCCACCGGCTTGCACTGGGCCGCCGAGAGCTTTACCGGTTGCCATGGACAGACCAGAAGCCAAGGCTGTAGTTGTGCTCAATGCAGCGGCAGCAGGAGCGGCGTTGGCACCAAACGATGCAAGGGATGCGAATGCGGCAGCAGGTGCCCATGCAGCGGATGCTACAGATGCCTGCGCGACGGTTGCGGCAGTTGCAGCAGCGGCGGTTGCCTGACCTACAGATGCCATGATGATCTGCTGCTTGACCCACTCAACGCCCGCCTGAACGAACGAACCGATTACAGCATTAAGCACGGTGTTCGCGATATTGCCGAGCGCGTCTTGCAAACTCATGGTGCCAGACAGGAGGCCAGCGAATGCTTGGGTGCCTGCCTGCCCGAGAGCGTCAAGGCCATCAATGATTGCTTGATTGCCTGCGGATTGAGCGGCGAATCGCTCTTGCTCTATCTGCATCATCCGAGCGTTGTAATCAGTCTCGGCCTGCTCCTTAAACATCAGATAATCTTGATCGCTAAGCATCTTGGCCTGCTTCAGCGTATCAAGGTCTTTCAGTTGTTTCTCTAGGCCCTGTTGAGCGCCTGCCGCTGGATCAACCTGCCCAAGCAGTGCCTTATTCGACTTCGCCTGATTCAAGTCATACAACGCGCCAGCCATCTCGCGCACCTGCTGAACCTGCTCAGGCGTGGCGAATTTGTTCAGGCTCAACTCGGCCTGCTGCATGACTACATCGCGGGCATTCTGGCCGACAGCGGCAAGCTCAGCGCCGAGCTTGGTATAGACCTCAATGTTCTGCTCAATGCCGCGTTTTTCTTCGGCAGCGGCTCGCTTGGCTGACTGTTCTTTTTCAGTGTTTTCCTTTTTGGCAGTGGCGCCTTCTTGCTTGCGGGCGTTTTCGAGGTTGTAGATTTCGGCTGCAAGCTTCTGAGCTGCTGCGATCTCCTCTGGTTTTGCGCCAGGGCCTAGTTTGTTGGTGGCTGCGAGTTTGGCTCGCTCTACGCCGACCAGGCGTGTTAGTTCGGCTTCTTTCTGGAGGTCTTCAAGCGCCTTCTGAGAATCTGATTTCGGGGCGTTTTCTGAAGCCTTGATCTTTAGCTCATCGCTCTCAGCCTTCTGCTGAGCAAACTTGCGATCTTGAATCGCCTTAATCTCAGCGGTATAGCCTTCGATCCTTTTCTTGGTCGCTTCAGCACTAACTTTTAGCCCGAATTTGAGCTGGGTTGCATACTGCTCTTCGGCAGTCACCTTTTCAGATACGAGCTTATTGAGCTGCTGTTGATCATCAAGCTGACCAGACGAAAGCTTGATGCCCTTGGCTACTGCGTCAAGCGCCTTTGCAAGCGCCACAGATGCGCCAGTTGCTTGGTCGATTTTCGATATCGCCACGCCCATTGCGTTGACAATAGCGTTACCTGCATCACCAGCAGAGCGCGGTACGTTCTTGAACTCAGCATTGACTTTTGCCGTCTGATCATTGATTGCAACCAGCACGCGATCAATCGTAAGCTTTCCATCAAGCATCTGTTGGCGAAGTTCGTTAAACGGAATGCCTAGACCATCGGCGATCTTGCGACCAAGCTCAGGCATCTGCTCGATGATTGAGTTGAACTCTTCAGCTCGCAGAGTGCCGCCAGCCACCGATTGGCTGAACTGTCGAAGTGCTGCGCTAATCTCTTCAGCGCTTGATCCGCCAATCTTGCCGATCTTTTGCAGGGTATCGGTTAGGCTTAGAACCTGATCCTTGGTCACGCCGAGACTAGTCAGCGATGCGGTCAGGCTTTCCCATAGCTTGATGGTGGTCGTTAGATCAGAGCCGCCTGCCGACGAAATCTGGATCAGTGCCGCATAGTTCGTTTTCGCATCCGCTGCGCTCGCAGACAGTCGCTTAACGCGAGACTCCAGCAGCGTGAATTGCTCGCTAAGCTTTTGCAGATTGACCAGCGCCTGCACGGATACGATGCCAGCGATTGCACCTGCAAGCGGAGTCAAGGTCGCGTTGAACTTAGACGCCTCACCACCAGCACCGCTCATATTCTTGCCGAGCGTGTTCATGCTTTTTGACGCGCCGGATGCTGCTTTGTCGGTCTTATTGAATCCAGACTGCAAGCCATCCAGACTCTTGTTGACGTTTTGCGAGCCAGTCAGAACATCTGCCGTCTCGATTTCCACCTGGTATTGGATGGCGCCCGCATTAATAGTCATTTCTTCACCTGATACTGACGCAATCTGTTAATTTCTGCGAGGCGTGACATTGCTTCGTCGTGCTCTTCTGGAGGTGGCAGAGTTTCTGGCTTGCCAAACTTGGATTGCATGGCTCCTGAGAATTCGGTCATCGTCAGGTTCCAGGCTTCGGCGCTGGACAGGCCTAGATGCGCAATTGCCTGCGCCACGAATTCGCGAGCCTTGAACTCTGGAACGTACTCTTCTTTTGGCTTGGTCTTCAGCAAGCCCTCTGGCTTCACGCCGATGACTCCGTGACGCATCAATGAGCGAGCAAGGTGAACCATGTCACTGGACGGCATTGCGCCTGGAACGAAAGCCCCCCAGCGGCTACCCATATACCCAAGTAGCGGCGTCACGTCATCAGCGCAACAGGCCACCAGCACGTCATATGCAGTAGCCATAACTTCGCGCTCCCATGCGCGATACGCAGGCACAGGGAAGATCGGGTTTAGCTTTGGCGGCGTAAATAGGATGCTGAATTTCTCGACGATCTCACACGGGGAGCCGAGAGAGTCCATCGCTGCGAGGGATGGCCGGAAAAGGTAATCGCTATCGCCAACGCTAACCCCTACCTCACCAATACTGACGATTGCGCGCATGATTTGCGTCCAAAAATATATTCAGTATTTTATCATGCGAGGCTTGACGCGGTTTTCAGCAGGAATATACTCGGCCAATCCAAACAATTTTAAGGATTCGAAATGCTCACTCTCATGCTGGTTCTAGGTCTTTGCTCTGACGTTGGCTGCGATTACATCGATCTGACTAGCAGGGAGCGTGTTATTAGCGACGCTGAATGCTTCGAGAAGGCTGAAGCGTACAACAACTACAATCGGTCGATTGGTGAAGAGCCTCGATTCGCGTGCCTTGAGCCTCATCAGTATCTGAAGCTGACGAAGCGCGAACTTTGACCAATAAAAAAGCCCCTTTCGGGGCTTCTTCATTTCTGGCTGTGTTACACGACGGTGACGGTGCTTGAGGCTGATTTCGTAGGATCGGAAACCGAGGTTGCTGTGATGATAGAAGTACCAGCAGCCACGCCGGTTACGATACCGCTTGAGTTCACAGTAGCCTTTGCAGGCGTTGCGCTGGACCATGTAACTGCTTGTACGGCAGCGTTCGGGAATATATGCGACAGCAGGTTAGTAGTCAGGCCTACAGCTACGGTGGCAGTCACTGGCGAAACGGTAACGGATGTCACTGGAATCGGAGTGTCTTCAACGATAACGCTAGGCAAACCACTTGGGCGACCAGTTGCGCTTGCAGTGATCGAATAGGTAGCCATATCATCATTCGGCATTTCCTGAGTGAACTCAGTCAGCACACAGAAGCCAATGATGGTATTGATCGGGCCAGTGAAACGGAGCCACAGATATGGTTGTGGATCGGTCACGAAGTGATTGAAGAGCAATTGTTGATTGCTTGTAGTGCCGTCATCGCGACGGGTGTTGCCATCTACAGATGCCTCAAAGGTCTTGTAGGTAATCAGCGTTTCGCGGAAACTACCGACAGAACTATCATCGGTCGCATCAACGGTGTCGGCGCTCATCGTTACGCTTTTATTCTTAGCTGCGCCAAGAGGCAGCCAAGTCAAAGTATTCGGATCTACATCGCCGCAAGCAAGAGCGAACTCAACGAGAACGTCTTTACCCACAAACTTTGGACTTGCACAGTTAAGGGCCATTCTCGGCGCCTCCTTTAAGAGTGTTGAGTTACGCGCCCAAACCGAGCGAATATTTCAGTGAGTATTTTAACATACGAGCTCGAAATTAATTTCATACCATGGGCGGTTAGTCTCGGTGTAATAAGGCCCCATGACAGAACCAAGTGGGCGAATATTCATCATGCAGCTTGTTTTGTAATGCTCAACTGCTGCATCAAATAACGATTCTGCAAATAACTCGGCAGGCTCTGTATCACCAAGAGATCGACCATTCGCTCTGCCAGTGATGATTACTCGCATGCTTGGATACTGAACGCCGTCACTAGGCGACCGTCCAGAATCAGACCAGACAGCAACAAACTTCTTCGTCGAGTTATTCGTCTCTTCCCACATCCCGCGACTAATCGTATAGCCAGCCGTCGAAACGTAAGCCTCTAGCCAGTCGCGGAACAGGTTGATTGGTGTGTGGCTCATTAGATCTTCATTCCTTTTGCGACGATTGCGTCAATGGCTGCTCGTGCGTCGGAGTCTTCGAATGCCTTGATAAGGAAGCCTGGTTCGCCGTCCGGATCCCAGAAGTTGCCGCGTGATGCGTCTGTTCTGGATCTAGGAGTATTGGTTCCTTTCAGCGTACCGGGCGCGTCGTGAACTGCTGCTGCATAGGCCGCTGTGTAGCCGATAGCGCCAACAACGCGAGTCCCGTATGCAGTTATCTTGCGATACTGACTGTTGATAAGATTCGAGGTGTCGATAGGAGTCATCGTTGCAGCGAAACCGGCAGCTGTAATCAGAACCTCGGTCAGTGTCTTTTCTGCACGCGGCCCTTTGATATCGCCAAACACGCGCTTAAGCTGCTGACGAACTTCTTTCAGTCCGCGAACCGGCATCAGACAGTCTCCAAATCATACTCATCTTCATACCCAAACGCCGACATTCCATGACGCGCAACTTTGCGAATCTCGGCTGCGTAGACTGTATCCCAAGCTTGAGCGGTTGTATCACCATATGCGATGCGGTCTAGGTAAGCGGGTCTAGTGTCGCCTGTGTAATATACGTCACGCGTCACGAACTCAGCTCCTTCCTTGTCGCGTGATTGCCGAGATACGCCTTCGTGCCCGCAAAGGATGGTGTACGGGGTTCCGTATGTGACGCCGCCACCCCAGTCTGATTCGGCTAGTCTCGGGTAGACAGTCGCGGTGTCGATCATGTACCACGCGGACATGAAGGCCATTATTCTTGCTCCTGCTTAAGCTTCTCGGCTTGCAGTTTCAGCCATGCCCTAAGCTCTTCTCGCTTCATTCCGCTTGGCAGTGTAATGAATGGCCCCTTAAGCGCCTCTTTCATCCGCTCAAGATCGAAATTAACTTCATATTCTTCGGCCATTAGCAGCACTTCCCACCAGTGGATACCCATAGGCCGGCAGTAGGGCCTGGCATTGCTGGGATAACGGAGTCGGTGCAGCCTGAGGTGTCTAGCATGCGCAGAGAGTTAATCATGCCGCGATACTTGTCTTGCAGGTTGTTGTAGCGGAAGGATTGGGATGCGCCGCTTGGAGCCGTCTGCGAGCTGATGTACTTGTCGCCAGCCACGATGCCGTACAGGCTCAGCGTATACAGGTAGATCAGCAACTGAGTCGATGCAGGATAGCCAGCGCCATCAAGGCATGGCTGAATCACAGCTACCGTATCGAGCCACGCCTGCAAAATGAAATCTGGCGGCAACGGTACGCCGATAGACGTAAGGTACTGCTTAAGCTCGTCGAGAGTCGGCATTTTCGCCACCTGAAAATAGTTTCGGTAATTTTAACACGCAAGCCATTAAGCCAGCGGCAAATCAGTCGCGCCCTCATAAAAATCAAGGTAATACTGAGCACGAGCGTTGCCAGTTCCTGTGTTCGTGATAACCACGGCGAACTCGGTATTAGCTGGCAGGATACGCTCTCGACCTGTCGGGAATGCAGTCGCCGCTTGACGCTGAGGATCGTTCGCACTACCGAAGAAATATTCTGGATCAGCGTTATCAAACTGCGTTCCGTTGTTCGTGATTGTGACGTTTTTCTTGGCTGCCACGGTCGTTGCTACAGGATTAACGCCGTTGTAATTGTGTATCGTCAAATCTGTGCCGCCAGAAACACCGGTCGGCGCCTGGAATAGCTCAAGGCGCAATTCTTCTGCGACATATTGAAAGTCACGAAGCTTTACGATTACTGGCTTGGCATTTGTCTTAAACCAAATCTTGCGTGCGGTGCCTGTAGGAATGACATCTGCAAGTGGCCATACGGCTCGCAGATTGAACTGTAGGCCGTTCTTAACATTGGCCTCTGTATATGGCTGCACGGTAATCGCTCGCAGCCCAGTGAACGCGCCAGACGGGATACCTGAGCCAGCATCGTCGCCACGCCATACCTTGAGTGCTGCCGTAATTGCGCCAGTCCCAGCAAGCGATACACGAAGCCTGCCGCACGGACCTTCGAACGCCCACTGATTCAGCGCCTGGGCGTAGATCTGTTTGAAGTTCTCGCCGGTCAGCGTGCGACTAATCGAAATCGTCGCCATGCTCGCGGGAAAGATCTCCACGCCTCCAGCATCGTAATACTGGATGGTGACAAGCCCCGAATCATAATCAAGACTCATCGGTCCCGACTCAAGGGTGCCGCGTGGGATTTCGTAGATCATGGCCATTCGTCGGAACTCGTGCAGATTTGTTTCGTTATTTTATCATGGTGCTTGACGTGGACTGGGTCCGAGGCTAGTCTCCAAATCACGCAAGACAACAACCGAATCGGAGACGATCATGAACAAAGCAGAGCTAGCCGCAATGATGGAAGCCTTCCAGAATAATGGCGGAAAGATTGCGCAGGTTAAAGAAGGCGAGCGCTCAGAGCGTTCCTTAGCTGATGAACGCGTTCGTTATTGCAAATGCGGATGTGAAGGTAATTACACAGATCACTCAATGCGCCAGGGCGAAGGTCGTTTCGCCGATCAATACTAAGGAGTAACACATGAACTTCCAAGTCAAACACCAAGCAGGCCGATACGACATCATCAGCGAAAAGATGCTGATCGACAGCTTTGATGATGAGCAAGAGGCTGAGGCCGAAGCAAAACGCCTCAACGAAGAATACGAACGAGTCCTGAGCTTTCTTTAGCTCAGCCAATCAACCTCAACGGAGCAATCGCCATGTTGACCGCAGCCCTGATCCTCCTGTTGTTGTTCTGACTAAAAGGCCCCAAACAAAGGGGCCTTTTTTCATTCCGCAGATTGATCTTTCGGCGGCCTACCGCGTCGAGGCGTTGCAACCTCAAGCTCAGGTTCAGACTGAACCTCTTCGGCCTTGCCGACCAAGATAGACGGCAGAGATTCGAACTTATGCCGCGAACCAACCTCCTGCTCTACGCCTTCGACAAAAAAACCCTTCTGCGTAATCATAAACTCTTTCATTTCCCTACCTCAAAAAGAAAAGGGGCCAATCAAGGCCCCTATTCTACGCTACGGCATTAGCCCTTGGTGAACTGAGCGTACCCAGCGTTACCAGCGTAATCGCGCTTGAACTGCGGCGCTACTGCGGTCATGATCTGGAAGCTGTACTCGTCGGTGAAGTTTTTACGTTCAATCGGCATAGTGGTTACAGGCATACCAGTCAGGATCTCCAGAACTCGACGCTCTTTCACAACGGCGAGGATTTCGTTCACTGGAACCGAGGTCGAAGGAACGATAGACACGATGCCAGGAATCGCCATCAGACGAGCCAGGATAGTGTTCTGAGGCGCGGCGGTCACATAGTCGTTAGCCGAGGCCGCGAACCAGTCACCATAGTTCAGGTAGATCGTGGTGTTGCCGTAGTAGTTCTTGGCTTGCAGGCCGAGCAATACTTTGGTAACAGCCGAAACCCACTGAGCGCCGGTAGCGGTCACGAGGTCGAAGTTACCGAACAGACCGGTAGCGCGACCAGGCGCAGTACGCAGACCGTAGATCTGGTTGCCAGCGACGTTGTACTTGGTGTCACCGTTGATCATCAGGTCTTCGAGCTTCTCTACGATACGACGGTTGCCGTTGTCGCGAGTAGCTGCATCGAGGAACTGCCAGCCGCCATCTTGACGAGCTGCCTCAACTTCACGCCAGCCGAAGGTAAAGGTTGTGTCGTAGATCGGCAGTGGGGTGCCTTCGTAGTCGATGATCGGCGCGTCTGCTTTCGCACGGCTACGGCCATCAATCGAACTGTTCACTTCGCCTTGGTCGGAAACCTTGGAGAAGTATTGCAGAACCTTGCCGATTGGCACGTTGCGTTGCAGACTCGACAGGTCGTTGAACACGCCCAACTGAGCACGCTGCAAAGTGATCAAGTCTTGGTCGTAGGTAGCCCAAGCATCGCGAGGAATGGTATAGGCGTTACCAATCAGCTCGCCTTCGTTTTCTTTTGCGAGGCGCTCTTGCTTGGCGTTATGAACGCGGCGCTTGCCAATTACGGCTTGCTCCTGTTCTTTGCTGAACTTCAAAATTTCTGCTGGCATGGTCATCACACGATATAGGAGTTAGCGAGGATTCGGACGTCGCCCAAACCGTTTGCGCCGATTGCGCGAGATGCTGCTTCGTCGAATACTGCAACAGCGACTTCACCGGTTGCGGCTGCTTTGAACTGGCCGGCTGCGATGCTGAGCACTGCGCCAGGAGCGTAGGTGGCAGCGGCAAAGCGAACGTTGAACTCGTACTGCGGAACAGGCTTGTAAGCTTCGCCAGTCTCGCCTGACGGAACAGCGGCATCCACGGTTTCGCCGATATATGCACGGTTGTGCATGATGAAGAAGTCAACCTTGGAGGTTGCTGCGAGCTGGTACACGCCAGCAGTGATTTGCACTGCAAGACCAGGCAGAATGCTTGCGCCAGTCTTCAAGGTGCGCGAATCAGGCTGTGCGAGATGCACAGGACCACGCCAGATAACGTTAGCCATTATTTGGCCTCCTGATCAGCGGAGTTCAGGCTGTAGCCTTCGAACTCGTCTTTTGCGTTGGTAGCTGGGGTGCCGCTTACAAGGCCGGCAGCGGTTTGCACGCTGGCGAACATTGCGTCCAGAACTTCTCCGCTCAGTGCGTTGGCTACAACTTCGCCATGCACTTTGGCTACTGCGGAGCGCTTGTCTTTCAACTGAGCGTCGGAGTTGGCTTGCAACTGTGCATTAACGGCAGACAGTGCCTCACCATGTTTAGCTTCGAGAGCTGCAAGCGCAGTATTAAATGCGCCCTGCAACTTTTCAGCTTGCGCGTCGAGCGCTGCTTGCAGGTCTTCGGGTTTCATATCGGATGTTTCCTCGGCAACATTAGCCACTACTGGCTGTTTAGTTTTGGTACTGAAATATTCTAACACGGAACGCAAACGGCTAATTACGCTGTTCGTTTTCACCTTATAAGACGTTTCCGCAACCACTGTACGAGCCTCGCCAGTTAGAATCGGGTTGTCGCCTTCAAAGTGATAGTCAATCGAATACATGCCTTCTGGGGTGCAGTAGACCAAGGCGCGATCATCAAAGTCTTGCACGTATGCGTAAGAGTCCGAAGTGGCAAATCGCTCTTTGACTGCCTCGCTCAAGATGGCAAGCTTCTCGCCGTATGAGTCGTCTAGGGCGTCCTCGTTCGTAACCACGGAGTTGATAACAAAGGTCTTGTTGACCATCATGCCAACGCCGTCTTCTGGAGTTGCAGCGCCGATCTCTCCCACGAGCAGCGCGTCGTGGTCGAAGGTCATGTTGCGAGCGATCCAGTCATAGCCGTCAGCATTTGGAGTCATCTCGCGCTCAAGAAAGATACCGGTAGACGTGTGAATTGGTTCGCCTTTATCGATTGCAGACAGTAGCGCACGGCCACCCTCTGAGTTCTTGGCGTATTCAACATCTACCCACTTGTCGATAGCAATTCGATTGCCGACGCGGCGAACATTCTTGTTCCAGGCCCCCACATGATACGAGTTGATCGCGTCAGGCTGTTGCGCGCTGACGTACTCGCCATTGACTTGCGGATGCCCTAGAGGCGCTAGAGTGCCTTCTAGACTGGCGTATGACTTCTCTATCTCGTCATGCGGATATAGGCCGCCATTCATCACCACTCCATCAGGCAAAGTAAACGACGGCACCACGATATGCTCGCGACCGTTATGCTGCTCACGCCTAATTGAGGCAGCATTCACCGCCACTCTCACGTTAACTCGGGTATTCATCAGATCCAATCCTCTTCATTGGCGCAACCTTCGCCCACACCAATAAAGCCTTCGTATTCTTCAAGCATGTGCAAGCCTCCAATAATTGCACATATCTTAACACGCCAAATTTTGGACAAAGAAAACCCCGCCGAAGCAGGGTCTTTTGTGTTGCGGTTAGGGGTTATGGGCGGCGGATGAACTTGAATATCAATCGCCCTTCATATGCATCATCTTCGCCCCACAACTCTTCACCTCGGCTATCCTTTACTTTTACTGGCATGCCATCAGTGTAATCTGGACGCTCCACTTCCACTACTGAACATCTCTCTCCCACTGGAATATCGGCATCGTTTTCAAGAATGACTTCGACGATATCGCCCTTCTGCCAATTCCGCCAATCACTCATATCAACATCAGGCGCATAATGCTGCATCGCCTTCTTGCTATCCTTCTGCATCATCAGTCCTTCAGCATCGAGCAACTGCACATTCCGCTCAATCTCGCGCTCGCAGTCTTCGATGATTGCTTGGCAGTGGATGATGGTGTCGCGCCATGCGAGAGGGCCGTCGATTTGGTGCCATTGCGCCACCGTTTCTTCAAGCGCATCGATTGCTGGTTTAAGAATTTGCTCGTTAATCACCTCTACTTCCTCCGCTTGTGGCTGGCTGATTACGCGATACTGCATGATATTGGCGTAGGTATCGCAGGAATCATAAGGCCACGCAAAGCAGCGTGCATATGATTGCTGAATGTCGCCATCACGCAGCTTGACTTCTACCTGCTGATCGCCATGAACTGGACACTTACCCCCACGATGCCGCTTCCACTCGCCACCCTTCTGACGGTCGCGCTCGGCTTGCCATTGGGCGCGGGTTACGATTGGATATACATCCTCAGAGTGCGATCTGCGAGTATCGAAACACGGATTAAGCGAAACTACCGAGCTTTCAGGCTTTCCGTCGAGAGCATCATAAATCTCGCGGTCAAAAGAAGATTGCGTCAAATGCGTAACACCTTCCGGCCAAACTTCCATCTCTTCTGCCAAAATCTGTACCAATTTCATCCGTACCACCCTCCGTTTAATGTCAGCAAACCTTAGCCTAATCCGCCATTCCACGCAAGCTGTATAATGAGGATAATTTACGAGGCCCTATTTTATGACTGTGAAACGCACGCCTGCTCTGGATTTGGCGCTTAACTCGGCACTGAGCGAGCGGCAGTCCTTCCTTAGCCGCCAGTCTCTGCTAATGGGCGGGATTGATAACAAGCGGCCTGACGCCTGGTGCAGCTACGGCTACAAAGAGGCGCTCTGCTTCAATGACTACTATCGTCTTTTCGAGCGAGGCGGCATTGCTCACGGCGCGGTAATGACGCTGAATGAGGCGTGCTGGTCTACTGATCCAGAGGTCATCGAAGGCGATGAAGAAGATCGCGCCGAAGCTCCTACTGCTTGGGAGAAGCAGTTCAAGAAGCTAGCCAAGCGTCTGAAGCTGTGGGAGAAATTCCGCGATGCCGATATGCGCCGTTTGGTTGGGCGTTATTCGTGCATTTTGCTGCAATTCAGGGATTCTAAGCAGTGGGATCAGCCTGTTGGGCGTGCATCTGAGCAGCAGTTGATTAACCTGATTCCGGCTTGGGAAAGCCAGATTAAGGTCGTCTCTTGGTACGACAACCCAGCAGATCCGCGCTTTGGTCAGCCAGAGGCGTTCGAATACAACGAGAACGCGCTCAATGACAACCTGCAAGGCGAACCAGGCCGCATCGTAACCGTCCACCCTGATCGCGTAGTAGTCATCGGCGACATCCGCAACGGCATCCCATTCCTGAAAGCAGGCTTCAACGACTGCGTGAACATGGAGAAGGTTCTAGGCGGGTCTGGCGAATCCTTCCTGAAGAACGCTAGCCGTCAACTGGCTATCAACTTCGATAAGGACGTAGACCTAGACGCAATCGCACGCGCACATGGCGTACCGGTCGGCGAGTTGCAAGAGATCTTCGACGAAGTGACTCGCGGCATGAACCGTGGGCAGGATCAGACGGTAATCACTAAGGGCGCATCTGTAACGCCACTAGTTGCGAATGTCCCCGATCCAACCCCGGCCTTTGACGTATCGCTGCAATCGTTCTGTGCGTCTATTCGCATCCCATCCAAGATCATCGTCGGCAATCAGACAGGCGAGCGCGCATCTACTGAAGACCAGAAGACTTTTAACAAGCGTTGCCAAGGTCGCCGAGTTAGCCTGCTGTCGTCGGACATTGAGACGTTTGTTGATCATCTGATGCGTCTTGGCGTGCTGCTTACTCTGGAATACTCGGTTTGCTGGGATGACCTGACCGAAGCCAGCAAGGATGAGAAGATCAGCATTGTCGTTAAGATGGCAGACGTGAATAGCAAGATGCTTGCTAGTGGTCAGCCAGTGTTCACTGCCGAGGAGATGCGCGAGGTGGCGGGACTGGAGAATAAGGTAGAGTTGCCGCCACTGCCAGACATCGCCCCGCTAGAAGATCCGGCAGCCGTGCAATAATCAAGGCCCCTTCATTGGGGCTTTTTCTAGTCAGAGGACAGCATGGTCGCTCAAGCAATCATTCCAAGAAACGAGCAGGATCCAACAGGCGCCGACTCAAAAGAGCGAGGGGCTATCAACGACTTCGCTCGTCGTATGAATCTGATCTATCGGAACATGAAAGACATTCTTGATCGACAGCAGTACACGATTGTCACTGTCAACTCAGCGATTCTAAGGATTAACGCGACCCGTTATGAATGGCTGCTGTCGCCTGAGATCCTGGCTAACTTGAGTCAAGAGATTCAGGACATGATTGAATCGATCTTGCTGCAAGGTGGCGAGCAGGATCTCTGGTTTCTCAATGCCTACGTAATCCCTGCGCATGTCCAAGGCACCGCACAGAGTCAGGCCAATCTAGCAATCCAGAGCGAGGCATATGCGCGTTCAAGGCCTTCGCTTGAGTACATCCTGAATAGCCCTCCATATCAGAAGCGAATCGGCCTCTTGCGCGCTCGTGAATTCGAGGAAATGAAGAACCTGTCGAATCGCACAAAGGATGTGATGCGCCGAACTCTCAGTGAGGGCATGGCGCTAGGCAAGAACCCGCGACAGATCAGTCAGGACTTGCAGGACGCCACGAGCCTGAGCAAGACAAGGGCAAACTTAATTGCCCGCACGGAGGTGCCTGGAGCACTTAGGCGTGCACGGATGGATGAGGACGAGTCGGCATTCGTGGATCTAGGCATCAAGACAATGCAAATGCATATCAGCGCCTTCAGTCCGACAACCAGAATCTGGCATGCGCAGAGACACGGCACGCTGCACACGATTCAAGATCAGAGGGAGTGGTGGTCTTACGCGAAGAACGCTTGTAACTGCAAATGTAGTACGGTGGCCGTACTAGTGGACGACAAAGGGAATCCGTTGTCCAGTGCAATTCTTGATCGCGCAAACAAAAACAAGACCAAGAATCTGGCCAAGCTCACAGGGTAAAGGTGCGACCGTTGCCGATCTTGTCGCCATTCTTAACGATGAACAGCTCGTCACCTGGCTTGCCGACGCTCTTTGCCCATGCGCGGATCTCGTCAAGACTGTCAGAGCTTTTGACATAGGTGCCTTGATCAAATTTGCCGGTGTAGGTGTTTTTGATGTGGACTTCGGCTAGGTATTTCATGGCTGCATCTCCTGTGTGTGATTGGAGAATAGGCTGAGATCTGGATGGAGTCAAGGAAATATTTTCGAACGAGCCAAGCGCAAGCTGAAATAGAAAAAGGCCCTTGATTAGAGGGCCTTTTGTTTATTTGCACGACATAAGTATCAGCGACAAGAATCCAGCGGCATATATCAGCAGCCAAATGGTCATCGCTTGAACCCAGCATCAACCAGCCGAGCAGCAGTCACGCGGCAATCTACTTGTGCGATGTCCATTAGTTCGCGGATGGCGGATTCGCGTTTGTCGGAAGCTTGTTGTTCTTTAGTCTTAATAGCGCGGAACTGAAGCTCTGAAAAATAGTGCCCCCATTCATCGCCATTTTTATCGCTGTAGAACACCTTCCGCTTGCCGTATGCGATGACAGTCATCTGTTGCCAGCTACTATCTTCTAGATCATCGAAACGGCGCTCGCAAGTGACTCCAACCGGCGGCAACCCATCTTCCGGACCCGACCACGCTTGCGGCTGTTTTGGGCGCTCGATAAGTGCATAAACAGGATTCCCGATACCTGCATGCCACTTATTAAATCCTTCGTTCATGAACTCAAATGACCCATTGCATCGAACGTTATAGAATACGCGCGGGCCGAATTTCCCAATAACTGCGACATGTGTCGCTCCTTCTGGCGCATCACGAAACAAATCTTCTACTGACTTACTCATAACTTAACCCCTCAACAAATTTAAACACATCGATTGCGTGGTTGTTTTTCCACGATACCGGGATGTTTATTAGCTTTCCGCTGTCTGTAGCGATGATCGGCCTGAGAATTTCTCCGTCCTGATAGTACAGACCGCTAGCAGTCCCGATAACGCGACTTTTCACATAGTGAGTTGCTGCGTGGTCTGTCATAACCTAACCCCGTCCGCGTCGTAAAGTGGGTGATGTTTCTTTAACTCAGAGATATACTGACCAGCGACAAACTCGAAGTTTTCCTCGGTAAAGATGTCATTCGAGAAGTAGGCCGACCGTTCAGGGTAATAAACCCACTCAGTCGTCTCGTCAAATGTCTTTGGAGACATGCGAACGTGGATGCCTGACTGACGGAGATCTACACTCACGTCGATTTCGTCAGCCTCGTTAATGTCAGCAGCTAGGCCGACGATCTCCGCGACCAGCGCTCTCTCTTTTTCGGTTGCCATTTGTTGCCCTCACCTATACGTATTTGACGACATTGTTGCCGCGATGACGATCAATGACTAGCTCAGCCCCTTCAACTGTTGTGCTTGTGTTGGTCAAGATAGGATCGCCTATCTGAATCCAAAATGGAAACCACCAGCGCTTAACCTGAGCCTCGTAGCCACAATAGCCGTCCCTCACAATTCTGTACTTATTTTTCAAGATGCACCCTCCGTTTAGATGAGCCGATTGTATGCGCGCAATCGGCTGGTGGCAAGTGTTCTCCGGAGAATCTTTAGCGCCTCATGCGTGCGGGGAGGAAGACACCACCAGATGCCTGCTGCTCAATCAGCATCTCAGCCACTGCGTCAAAGAGGGGATCGAGTTGATCGTCGTGCTTATGTGAATCGTCAGCGCTAAAGTCAGCCACTTCAGCCAGGAACGGCAGCACCCAAGAAGTCTGAGCTAGCTGCTTGCCATTGTGATCCTGAGTGCGCAGGATCGGATAGCCCTCTTCATTGAGGATTGCAGGCACGAACACGCGCCCATTTTTAACGTAGCTCTGAATATCCAGGCAGCGCGAAACCTTGTTGTTGTCAGGCCCGCGAGGAATTGCCTTGATCGGTATGTGCTTCTTGTTAGTCAGCGTCTGAATCAAACCCGTGCCGCTAGCCTTGTCCTCAATCGCAAGGTGCCTGATATGTCCAAGCCCCCATGATGACCATTCAGCCCAAGCATCCTGCGCAGCCTTGATCAGTTCATCAGCATCCCACTTCCCGCGCCTAACGTCGATCAGGTAGGCGTTGTTGTCAACGCCAAGGCCCCAAAACTCGAACACGGAGAAGTCGTTCTGCTCACCTTTCTTCTGCGCCGTATCCGCGTAGGCTGCAACCCACTGCATGACGGGTAGCTGCTCGTAACGTTGCAGCCATGCCGAGTCCAGAAGTCCGCCAGTGAGCGCTTGAGGGCGCTGCATGTACTGAGACATGAACGTGTATTCATCCCGCTCCCAAAGCGACATGAGGTCGTTGACGTGTTCCATTTCTGGCCAATATGACCAGTATCGAACGCCGCCTTTCTCGACTGAATCCGTATCCTTTACCGTATCCCAGCACATTTGCCGGTACGGCTCAGGCAGAGTGGCTATGTAATCCTCTGTAACCAGCGCAGGGATGGCTATGTTCTTAAACTCGACACCCATTCCTCCCGCCATCATGAAACCGGTAGCGTCTATCGTGTGGAGCCGCTGCTGGATTGACACGATAGGCGTAGGGTGTTCTTTCGACTTGTCGCCACGACGAGAGCGGAACGTACCAGTCAGCCGAGCATTGCTAGCGTCACGCTTCGTATTCGAAAGCATGTCATCAGGCTTGTTCAGATCGTCAAATAGCAGGCAGCCAGAGAACTCAGGCCCGAAATAGCCAGCACGACCACCAGTAATCTGTCCACCCGCTGATTTGCTGATGGTCTGCCCTACGCTGCGGCCTTTCTCGTCGATCAGCTCCCACTCTTCGGCCTGGTTAACGCCGAACACAGAAGGCCATAGCTCTTGGTATTCCTTGGACGCAATAATGTCCCGCGTGCGCCTGGAGTTACGACGCACGAGCGAGTCAGCGTAGGACACGTTGAGGTTTCGGAATCGGCGCAACTTCTTGGATTGCACCTTTGTGTTGATGTAGGCCGGCAGATGAATCGAGAAGAATTCCGTCTTCGTGCCGCCTGGTGGAATATTGACGATCAGGTTGCCGGGCTTGAGCTTGCCGTTGATCAGGTCGTCAATCGACGCTGCCATCATCTTGTGATGCCAGTTCACCAACAGCCTGTCGCCTTGGAGCAGCTCAAACCAGATGCGAGTGAAGTTAAGGAATGACTTCTCGGACTTCTGTTTGAGTATCAGCCTGTCCGCGAAATTCATATCCTCCCAGTCGAGCAGCTTATTAGTCGAGGTCATTGAGCTTATTTCCTAGCTCTAGTTCGGCCTGCTTGTAGTCTGCGGGGGAGTAGTTGACGTGCGTGACGGTGCCTGAGTTGCTGACCTCTGACCTCTCAACCAGTCCGATATCCCGAGCAATCAACGTAGGATTCATGAGCCCAGCAACGGCATTCTCGAACTTGTACTGCTTCATGCGGTCCTCGATCTCTTCGCAGACTAGATCGAATTCCTCAGATACGCGGTAGTTAATCCAAGTGTGGCGACTGATACCGAGATGCAGGCATAGGCCGACGATGGTTACGGCGCGAGGTTTGCGAATCTCAGCAGTAAGGATCTGGCCTTGTGCGCAGAAGTGTTTTTCTTCGTACAGCGGGTTAGCGTCTGCCCATGCCAAATATTCAAGACTGGCTTCGCGCAGATCGTCGGCAGTCTCGAAAGCACGTGACCGACCAACCTGACTAACCTTATCCCCTGCATGCGTTAGCGGCGTTTTAGCCATAAAAAAGCCCTCATATAGAGAGCTAAGGATATCACGCGTTGTCGACTTTCTTTTCTAGCCAGCGCTTGAGTACGGCCTTGACGGGGCCGATACCGTAGCCAGCGAATACGCCAGCTAGGACGAAGACTAGGGATTCACTGAAGCCCATTGCTTGGAGGGAGTAGCCGCTGATGACTACTAGGACGGGGGTTGCGAATACGTCTGTGATGCGCTCACTAGCTGTGCGACCATCCTGTTTGGCGGCCATAATAATCGCGAGAAGAGTGCCAAGAATAGCCGCCCGAACGGTGTCAGGCATGCTATTCCATAAGGCAAACCAGTTCTGTGGATCTTTCTCAGGCATTTTAGTCATCGCACGGTGTCTAATTTAAGGAATGTATCCATTTAGACTAAGTGTATCAGTTTCGGTTCGCTGGCTAGATGATGGCATTATTCATCAGCAGGCACTCAGCGTAATCTTCGTCATTGGCGTACTTCTCGCCGCACAGCACCATGATCTGTAAGTTCCTGTCCGACCATCGCGTGTCGAAGGTGCGGCTAGTGTTCGTCGAGCATCCAGAAATCAGCAGTACCGCAATGAGAAGCAAGCGCATGGCAAATACCTCGCTGGGTTTTGCTTAGTATGCGCGCATAAAAAAGCCCCAGTTAAGGGGCTGATCGTAGCGGCACTAGGGGCTAACCCTTCTAGCGACATGGCTGCACATACTCGTCTACTCGGCAGCGTCACACATACTCAGCCTAGGCATTTTTTGTAGTGTGTGAACCGTATTGCGCCGCTTGTGCGGGCAGTTGGCGTTGGTTGTAGTGTGCGACTTACGAGCCGCAAATCGAGCCCTAATAACGAGTGGCTAGTACGGCCTATTTTGGAACAAGGCGCGAAGGAATTCTATCAGATCTGCACCAAAGTGCAAATATTCCATAACAAATCAACGAAAACAGTAATTTAATGCGCGTTTTGATGAAAAACATTATCTGTAGACAAAAAAATGCCCCGGACGGTTCACGGGGCAAAGACAGCATCGATATGGGAGGGGGACCATTCGATGTGGGCATTATTGCACAGTTTTGTACCTAGGCGCCACACGAATCCTCAATTCCAACTCATGCTCCCGATCAACCCAGTCGTGGACGAACTTGCGGAGCTTATCTCCCGCATCATCGTTCAACTCCAGGCGCGACAGAAACCGCTCATACCGCGCATACCCAAGCTCGCACATGGTCATCATCGCCATGGTGTTGATTTGTTCTAGGTCGTTGATTGTGGTCATATCAATTCAATCCCGTGTCCGAAGTGTGGCATTGCGTATGTGTCTACGGTCTTGTGCCATCCGGAGTACGGACACCACAAGCCGTCGTCACCAAGCATAACAATCCAGTGTGAATGTCTTGAGTATTTCTCGTATCTTGCTCGGCGAATACCTCTGTTGGTACTGATAACCTTTTTTGCATCAAGACTCATATGGTCAAGAACCTTCATGAGATCCTTGTATGAGCTTGGCCCTGGATTACGATTAAGCGCCTCCTTCCATAACCTCTCGATGTCCTCGTAGCTTGAATCTGTAAGCGTTGCAAGCGCGGCAACACCACAATCATTATCAAGACGTTGCCACACTCCAATCACTTCTTCGCCCTCCACCAATACCAAGCGTTCATCGCGTTCCAGTAGGGCCATGTCAGGCACCATAACGACCATGCAGCTAGCCAGTGATACCAATCGCCCTCGAAGATTGTCTCAGGTTCGATCAGGAAGTAGACCGCCGGCCAGTAGCTCAGCAGGCCGATTGCTAGGTATAGCACGATTATCGACGTCATCCCATCATGCTCCCGACAACCAGAGGTACAACGATGCCCCACCAATGCCAATCAGTAATGGTGATCCCTGCGTCTACCATCACAAGGCCGCCGATAAAGCAAAGTGCGCACCCAATAAATTTATTCATTTCCGAACTCCTAGGCTGCGATCCATGGCCATACTTTGAAGCCACTCCAACTCATGCGCCTCAATCAGCGTCGTATGCTTGGCGATTTTCTGCGTTGATGTTAGCGCGGTGTTGCTCCCCACAAGCGCGAACTCGCCGGATTCGTAGACTAGGAATTGGCCGGGCTTGAATTGAGATGGGGCGCCTTTCTGCCAGCGCTGGATGACGTTGATCATTGGTCTTGCTCCCTATAGAAAAACCCAAGCTCGTTCAGCATTTTCTCAGGATCGCAATCGTTGGCCTTAGCGTCTACATCTCCAATCAGCAAGGTTACGAACTGCCGACCTTTTGGCGCTTTAAATGTTCCTGTCACTCTGTTATCGCCATCGAATCCGACCTTTGCAAAGCTTTTCTGAAATGTCACATCGCCAATCGAAAGCTGCATAACCACCTCCTATGAATTTCCGACAGATTAGACCTGCATTTTCAGCAGGTCAATCTATTTATTTTAGTGAAGCATTTCCGGCGAAACGGTGATCCGACTTACCTCGCCGAAGTCCTTGTGGTACGTGATAACCGTAGAACTGCGACCAGACATCCAGCCACCACGGCTAGCGTATGCATCTGCCCCAGCCAGGGTGCGATGCTGCTCAACAATCATCAGGCTCGTTTCCTTAAGGTCACGATGGTGCAAGTGCCCCGTGTGAGCGTAGGAGAATTTGGTGCGCCCGAATACCTCTCTGAATTTGGCGACGAATACAGAGTCGATGCCAGCCATCCGGTGCTTGTGCGAGTGGTGCCAGAACAGGCTTGTCAACCCATGTTCATAGCAGTAGTACGGATCTGGTCGCGTCTCAACGGTAATTCGAGGCTCATCCATGTAGCGAGCAGCGAACAGTTCTCGAAGCCATACAGACGATGCAAGGTCATGATTACCCTCTGCTAGCAGCATATGAACGCGCGGATACTTTACCAAGAGCATATCTACAACGCGGGTCACTGTACGGATCACCACGCGCACCAATCTGCTGAACCGTGTGTCTGCATCCAGATTGTGTCCACTGCTCGGAGTGATGCTCTCCAGGCCGTCAAAATGCATGAAATCGCCAAGTTGAGCGAACACGCACGACGCTGCATCAGGAGCTTGGCTGATCGACTGAGCGAACCAGTTGATAAGCATCTGCTCGGCGATGTCCGTATCCCAATCGTCGCCAGTCTCTGGCTTCCAAGCGAGCATCCCGAAGTGGTAATCCGAGATCGTGTACACATTGAGCAGGCTTTCGTTCTTGGCGATTGGCGGAACTACTGCGCGAATAGCCGGGATCTCTTCCTTGAGAGTTTCAACAGTCTCCATTAGCAGTTGAAGGCGGCGATCATCGTCGGTCGTCGTCTTCACCCACTGAGCAGAGAGGGCGCCGTCCTTGTTGTACAGACTCGATACGCCCTTGACGCGGAACCCATCAGGGCATTGGCGCGTCATGTCCGAGCCTGGTGCATAACCAATCGACGCCAACTTAGCCTTCCACCGCCGCATAGTCCTTTCGCTGACTCCGAGCATCTCAGCCATGATCGCGTTATTCGCGCCCGTATTGAGAGCTTCCTTTACTCGCTGCTCGTTGTATTCGGTCATTTGGTTGTGCTCGTTGGGCGCGGGTATTTTGCAACTTCCGAAGTGTACTCGTGAAGAGATTCGTATTCGGAATGCATTGGATATCGCCAGCAGTTGCCGCGCTCACCCATTTCAGGTTCTTCCTCGTACCAGTGTGCACCTTCTACATCTGTGGCGAGCCAATTTGCCCATTGCGGCGCCTTACTCCAGATCAGCACACCGCTACCATCAAGCACTAGAGCTGGAATATCCGAAATAATATGTGAAGGCTGGTTGTATGGATGATCCGCAGCGGCAATTGAGGCATGCGAAGGAATATGTGAAGTCTCTTCGACTACAGCACTCAATTTCTCAAGCCGCTCAACCTCTGCCTGAGCATAGAAGCGGATCTTCTTGGCATCTCGCAGCATGTCACTATGCGAGGCCATACCGTAGCGATAGCCGGCGCGGAAGATCTCGCCAATCTGTGCGTTCATGTTGCGATGACTGATCAAGTCCTGAAGCTGTGTAGCGCCTTCAGGTAGTACGTAGTAGTCTGCTGTGCTTCCGTCGCTGCGGCTCATTGGTTAAGCTCCAAGTCATCCAAATCGATCCCACATTCTTCTTCTGCGAGTCGCATCAATGCGCGCTCCTCACGAACGCCGAACACTCCGCGCTCAAGACGGTTCTGGCTGACCCCACTACGATTGGCGATCAGGCCAAGAGTCCAGCCCCGCGCAATCATTTCCTTGATAACTTCTTCCATTGCGATTTCCTCTTAAACCCACAGGCCGTGGGCGATAAGTTCGGATTCTACCTGATCGAGACTGGTCTTGAATTCGAGCAGTGTGCAGAGTGCAGCGCAGGCTTCGTGGTAGTCGAAACGAGCCGCATTTAGCGTCTTCTTGGCTTCGGTGATCTGCGTTGGGTGGGTAACGTCGGCGTGGATGTAAGCGTGTTGTGCCGCTTCAAGTGCTTCCCGTGCTTGCTTGACTGTGATGCTCATGGTCTTTGCTCCAGAGTGATAGTCCAAGGTTCTTTGTATGCGCGTTCCGTCTGTCCTACGCATCGATCCAAATACCAATATCCGCCACTTTCTTTTTTGGGTTCATACTCAAACCAGTACCATTCTCCGCTCTTGTCTTGAGCTACGTATCTAGCCCACTCCGGAGCTTCTGACCAATCCGGCTTATCCATTCTTCCTTCCCTCTATCTGCGCCCAAATGGCGCGTTCGATCTCATTTATATACTCGTTGCAGATTAAGTCAAGCGACTTTTTTGAAATATTTTCGCCTATCTCGTCCTGGCCGCTGGTGCAGGTCCATTCTAGTTCGCTGTAGCCGTTTGCGTGGGCGGTAGAAGGCTCGGAGTGGGCGTAGGTGATGTCTACGTCTAGGGTTAGGCCGTGCAGATTAACCAAGGGCATCAGGAAGGGTTCTCCGGAGAACGATTAAGCGCGGAGTCGATGCGAGCTAGAACTTTGCAAGGCTGGTCGTACTCATGCTGATCTATCTTGTCATGGTGAAGATGCTCACACATGGCAAATCGACGTAGCTCGTTGGCTACTTTGCGCAGAGATTCGTTCTCGGCCTTGAGCGCATCACGCTCTGCGCGCATTGCTTCAAATGCAGATCCGCCATAAATCGTCATACACCCCTCCAATAACTAATTTTCGTCTTAGGTCGCGGCAATATGAATGCCCATATGAACCATGTCAAGGGGATCATAGGGCTGCTCCGATTTCAGCGGCCACGCGAGTGATTGCCCAGCAAACGCCTAGCTTGTCAAGCGCCTCGACCGCGCAAACCGATACGTCCGAATAATTGACATGGGCGCGCACAGAATCCTGCTCAATCCATAGATCTAGGCTAATACCGAGTCTGATTGCCAGATTCATCGCGTCCGCAATACGCTCAGCAGGCTCCCACCGCCTAAGAATAGCCCCATCCTTAGCCAGATAGTTCGCGCCACTCGGATCAGTCCACAGGTCGCACTCGATGGCCCTGGCTGCGTTTTGTAGAGTTGTTTGGGTGATCATTTTCGCGCTCCCTCACTCATCTTGTTTAAGCATGCTGCGCAGGTAACGTCTACTGCGTTGCTAGTGAACTGAGTTGATTTAACCTTTCGCCCGCACTGAACCTGAATCAGACCAAGCATCGACATACGCTTCCACATGTGAACCTTTGTCATACACCCTCCAAATTTCCCGCAAAAAAGAAGCCTCACGATAGGAGGCTTTTTTGGTTTTGGCAATGGTTATTTCACATAAACATTTCAATCTGATCGCTATTCACCCAGACCGCTGAACTATTATGTGACTCGATCCTATTTGCGATCACCTCAGCTCGCTGCCCCGATGTCGGTGGTGGATACATACCAAACCTTGCGACGCTGCCAGCATTGACTCCTGCATTTGTTGAATCAGCACTAGCCAAAGGTAATTCGCTGAATATCTTAGGATCTAACATCCTTAATCCATGAATCCTACACATTGGGCGGCCAAGATCATCACAGATTTCGTTCATAGCCAAAGCAATCCTATTCCACCAAGAATCTGTACCTGGCGACCTCCATTGACCAGAACTGCCAATCGCCAAAACAGGCCACTCACTAGCTAGCCGCTTAAGCCTCTCAAGCGATTCATGTAGGTGCCACACTGGAACTCCGCGCATCGACTTAGGCCAGCGCTCAATCAATTCATCGTTCGCGTCCTCATCGCCATCAATGACGTCTGGGATAAGCGCCCAGTCAAACCCAGGATGTTTGTGCCACTTCTCCACCCAGTACAGGTATCCCTTGACGTCCATCGTCAAGCCTTTCGTCCAGGCTGAGAATGCACCGTTATCCAGAACAAATGACTGACACGCATCTGCGACGATAGGCATGCTCTGCTGATAGGCAAATGAAACTAGCGCGTGCCTTCCAGCAAGAAACTTTGCGGCATCGATACCGTCACCGCTGATTGGTGTCCCGTGGTAATGAATCACCTTACACCCCATGTCTTGTGAGCCTGAATCGAAACGCGCCATCTTGGGTTGAGTTGCGCATATTCAATAGCTGCAAGCGTGTTGCTCGCTGCATCAGGCCCATCGATTGGTTGCAAAGAGTATCTACTGGCCGTAATCCGTTCCACATCTTTCGGATGAATGTTATCAAGAGGAAACAGAAGCTTTACCTCGTCAACCCTGATCAAGGCCAACGGTAGGCGCTTTGGGCTAAGCGTTACCCAGCATTTATCAGCACCAGCCAGGGGGACGCTGCCGTTCGTTTCAATCGCTATCTCTGCACCGTAAGCTATCAGCAAATCAACAATAGACTCGGTAATCTGTAGAGCTGGCTCGCCACCAGTCAGCACAATGAATGGCGATACGGACCAGTTCACCCATTGACCAAGGATTGCCGACACCAACGCAGCCTCTGTATAGCGCTCACCACCAACGAAATCAGTATCACAAAACGGGCAGGCAGACTTAGCCTTGTCCTCTTTTCGGCCCGACCACATATTGCAGCCGGCGAACCTGACGAAAACAGCAGGGCGTCCGATGTGGAAGCCCTCCCCTTGAACTGTATAAAATATTTCCTTTACCAAGAAGCTTTTAGAGGATTTCACTATCCGTTCCCTTTATGCTGACCTTAAGGATTTAATCCTAACGCCTTGATGGACTGCGGTCAATTCCTGTTCGCCGCCAAACCGTAGAAATAAATCCTCGGCGATGTACTCGTGAATGCCTTTTTTGATCAGGGCTGTTGCTGTTTTGATGTGTTCTACCATGATGGTTTTGGGCGTTTTGATTGTCAGGCTGTAGATGATCTGATCACCATCATTAGGGCATGTCGCAACGAATGTGTGCTGGTATTCGTTCAGTCGAATCACTTCAATATCTCCCGCGCCAAGCCCTGTATATCGCTCCAGAGCTGCGATGACGGCGAATCGTCGTACTGGTTAAGCATCTTGGCTAGGCGGACTCCTAGGGGCTTGTGGGTGGCTTCTTGGGGCTTCGGCGGATCATGCTTGATAACAGTCGCCAGCTCAAGCTGCCGATCATAGCCCATCAGTTGCGGCTCTACGTTTGCCCATTCACTCATTTAATCTGCTCCAGCTTCTGCTTAGCGCGGCCAATGGATTCGCGGGCGAGGCCTACTACGGCAAAATCGCTTGAGAACTTTATAACCATATCCATCTCGCAAATCATCTCGTCCACGATTCCAGCATAAACCGCCATCGTCTCCTGGCAGCGGGTGAAGGTGTCGAGGCGGGCGTTGTGCCGAATAGAGCGTAGAACGGCTGAGGATGATTCGGCCTCGTATGCTCCTAGTTCATCACTCCATACAACAGCAATAGGCACCGGCCAAATTTCCTCAAACTTCGATCTTGTGCTTTTCATATTACGCTCGAAATAAAAGTCGATAATTGAGTCAGGAATTTGACGCTAGTGCTTTGGCGATGGCTTGATCAGCCTCGAAAACTGTTTGATGATCATAGAGATACGATCCGTCATCAGGGTCTCGATAGTTATAGCGGTCTATCATCAGTCGCAACTCTTTTGAGCATGCCTGTAGCGCCTCAAGCAATTCAGGTGCTGCAAGAATCAGCGCAAGATCTGCATTCGATGGCGAGCCCTCATCATGAAACTGAAATATCACAGATCCGTATGGATATTTTGAATCCCGCTCATGCACAGAATCACTCTTGCTTCGATATAACCATGGTCCTTTAGTAAAGTTACTCATCGCATCACCTCAATAAAAATCCACAAACAATTCGCCCTTCTTGCCCATCTCACTCGAAGTCTCAAACTCCGAAACAAGCGCCCCAACGATAGGCTTGTGTTCGTCGAAGCCTGTAGCTAGCGGCAGATCCCCGTGCTTCTCGTAGATCGCGATTAGGAGGGGGAGTAGGTCGGTTAGGGTCATTTGGTATCCACGCCAAGAAATTTCAGATATTTTTCAAATCCATCGTAAGCGTCATTTCTGATCTTTGCAAACAATGGTTGAAGCAATTGGTCTTGAATCATGCGCCAACGATTAGCGCCTGGTGTTGTCTCCCATTCAAGATCTGATGTGATGCGTTCAACCAGCATCAACTGTCCATCAATCGAAACGGTAGCCCTAGAAACTCGTGTGTACTTTTGTACTGCGTATGGCGTGAATCCACGATGACGCGCATTAGTCTTATTCAGCTCTACGCATTCATCGTATGTGAGCCCGTAGTCAATTCTCTCAATAAGCATCTCTACCCCTCCACCCTATATCTGTTCTTCGGAGAATAGTTAAATCTTGCGGTAGCCGGCGTCGTAAAGACGCTGAACGATTGCGTCTCTAGGCGCATATGTGCCACCAGCGATCTCGGTCATCTCTGAAATCACCTTCTGGCGTTCTTCTGTGTGGATAGGCCGAAGATCTACCTCGTGCTTGTAGCAAGCGCATGCCTGACCTTTAGCCTGTCCATCCCATCGCCAAACGATCACGTTGTCAGCAGTCCATTGAACTGTTGCAACTCCCCAGTCAGCACCCTGAGAGCTGATCTCGATAACCGAGCCAACTGCTGGCGGCCAAACTCCATTCCACTCAATCATCTTCCCGCCCTCCGTAAATGTCTGCTGATTATGGCTTAGGTGTTTCGCGTTCACAAGCGATTTCCTAGAAAATTACGCTGCTTTTGGTCGACCTCGTTACACCTGCTCCGTATATAGATATACGGAAGCAGTGTAACTTTTTGGTTGACCGTCCAAATGCGATGTAACCTCATTTAGCTAAAATGGCTGGAGGCCTTATACCACAAGTCTTCCAGCGAGTTACATCGGTGTAACTGCGCGATGTAACCGACGTAACTTAGTTACAAATGGCGATGTAACTGCCGTGTTTTTCGATGTAACCATGTAACTTCTTGGATCAGTACGGATTCGGCCTTGTAATTCGGCCATTTGCGTCGATTTCCAGCCATCCATCAACCACAAGGTCATTGATCCCGCGTGACCATGCCGTCTTGGTTGCGCCATGCTTCTTGTCTACCCCCAGCAATGCAAAGAACGCATCCTGAACCATCGCCTTGAATACCCAATCTTCACCAGTGCGCGCCATCTCGCTAGCTACCAGGCTATTGATGGTTTGCTTGTGGCCGGTAAGGTCTGGGCGCACTTCGTCGCCTGATTCAGTAGCAGAAAGCACAAGGCTGCTCAGCGGAATACCTTTCTTGTTCTTTACGCCGATTTCAACCACGTTGAGCTTGAAGGCAATATCCTCGAAAGGATCAGAGTCTTTCGCTTTGGTGCAGCTAATCTTGGTCATCTTCTTGCCAGTGCTGACGACCTTGAACTCGAAGTCACAAGCCGCTCGCAAGGCCGACGAACCACGAGCCCCCTTGTCTGCATCTTTACCGCTGTGGTGAATCACGAGGATTGTCGCGCCGGTCATCTCGCGGATGTAGTCGCATGCCTTCACAAACTCACCCATGTCCGTAGCACTGTTCTCTTCACCCTCAAAGGAACGCGCAAGGGTGTCGATCACGATTAGGCGGATTGGCTCATTTATTTCATCCACAAGCTCCTGGCACAATCCAATAAGCGCATCGCATTCTTCTGAGTTGATGGTTACTGCCGAACTCAGGATCCCCAGGTTAGTCAGTGGGCGCTGATACCGGATTTCCCATGCCTTCTTACGCAGATGAAGGCCAGCAGCGCCCTCCGCACCTATATAGAGGACGTGCCCAGGCTCATCTACGTCTCGACCATGCCACGCCATAGCTGCGGCAATGCAGGCACTCATGTCTACCGCGACGAAAGATTTGTAGGAGCCTGATGGGCCATACAGCACACCAAACCCATCAACAGGCATGACTTGATCAATCAGCCATTGCTGGTTTGCGATCATCTGGATTGCTTCGTCCGAATTGTAGGCAACACGCTTACGCATTGGACTCTGAACCTTTGGCGTTTCCGCCTCAATCCGAGCAACGAGTTTTTCAGCTTCCCCCATGCGATCATAGGCATCTGCTAGTCGCGAGTAGTACCCTTCGCTGTCTTCTGGCGCTGCTTTAGCGACATCGAATTCAAGGACAGCATCAGCCAACTCAGCGCGTGCGGCGTTGAGTTCTTGGCTCATAGAGACCGCTCCCACGCATCAATGTCGGACACCCTCCATTTGTTGCAGCCTAGCCAGATAGGCTGTGGGAACCCGCGATTATCGATCCAGCGATAGATAGTGCGATCAGATACACCAAAGCGCTCAGCCACATCCCCGATTTTCAAATACTGCATTCCGTTCTCTCCGGCTATTGTTCGTCACGAAGCGCCAATGTTACACCATTCTTTGACATGAAAAACACATTGCGGAAAACTATTTCTCATGCAACCATTAAGGCTCTAGAAAAAGGAGCGGGTATGGCTATTCAGTTACGCGACTATCAGCAGGAAGCCTTCGACAAGGTTATAGAACACTTCCGATCATCAAAGGGTAATGAGCCGGCATTCGTGGATATGAGCGTTGGCTCAGGAAAGACTGCACTAGCTGCTTTCCTGGCTGCGCACACTGCCAGCAAAGGTGGGCGCGTGATGCTGATCGCTCGCCAGTCTGAGCTTGTGCAGCAATCCGGCGAGTTCATGCAGAGCATCGAACTCAAGGTTTCCTACTACTCAAACGGCCTTGGCAGTAAGAACGCCCATCATAACGTCATCTGTGGCACAGAAGGCACTGTCGTTCGTGCGCTGGATACGGTGTTCAAACAATGGGGGCCTGACTTGATTTTGGTCGACGAGTGCCACATGGCGAACTGGGAGGATGAGGCAACTATGATGATGCGCATCCTTATCCATTTTCAATCTGTTAATCCGAAAGCGCGCATCCTCGGGCTAACCGGCTCGCCATTCCGTGGCACTGAACCTATCGAGGGTGACTTCTGGACGCGGTGCCTATACAAGATCTCCACAGAGTTCCTTGTTGGTGAAGGTTGGTTGTGCGGGCCTGAATTTGGCTGGCCTGAGCATCAAGAGGATACCTTCGACTTTGACCAACTTGAACAGAAGTACGGAACGCATGAGTTCACCGATGAGCAGATGGACGAGTTCCGCAATGGCGATCCCAAGCTAACGGCGCGCATCATGGCCGAGGTCGTGCATCGAACGGCTGATGATCTTGGCGTCCTGATATTTGCGCAGACCAAGAAGCATTGCCAGGAGATCGCAGATGCATTGCCGCCTGGAAGCTGGGGCATCATCACTGACGACTCTACGGATGCAGAACGCGCCGAGGTGTTCGCTAATGCGAAGTCAGGAGCTATCAAGTACACAATCAACGTAGGCGTATGCTCCACTGGCTGGGACTGCCCTTACTGGCAGGTTGTCGTCTATCTGCGCCGTATTGGTTCGTTGGTGTTCTTCATTCAGTCCATGGGCCGTGCTGCGCGGCTGTTTATTGAGTCTGGCGTGAACATGGGTGAGCTGACTCGGGAGGAGCGATTGCTTGAGATCGCTGCTAGCAGGAAGCCGAACTTCAAGGTGTTGGACTTCGCGGGCGGTGTCGAGAAGCTGATTCAGCTTTATGAGAATGAGTTTCTTGCTCAAGCCCAATTCGAAAAGGCAAAGCGCGAAGGCTCTACAATCTATTGCCAGAAATGCAACGCCGAAAACTCGGCTAAGGCTAGGCGCTGCGTTGCTAAAGATAAGGATGGCAATCGCTGCGACTTCTTCTGGATCAAAGTCGATTGCCGTGGCTGTGGTGCGCACAATGATGTGACTGCGAGAGAGTGCCGCATCTGCAAAATTGAGCTAATCGATCCGAATCTCAAGCTTCTACACAAAGCCTACACCGACCAAGAGCTAGTCCCCGTCGAAAAATGGGAGTTCGACAAAACAAAGAACGGCGGAATCCTAGTCCGCTACATCCTAGAAGGCGACAAACCCGACCACGGCTGGCCGATTGAGTTCTACGCGCCATGCGGTAGTCAGACGGCTAAGCGCGTTTGGTATAACAACTTCGTGAAGCTGCACGTTCGCTGCACAACCTGGCAGTCTAAGATCTACGTCATGCGTTCGGTCGATGCGATCTTGGGCATGAAGGCTGCGTTTAGTCGGCCTACGCACATTGCTTATAGGCTGAACGACCGGAATAAATTTGTAATCGGACGGCGAAAATTCAACAATGGCGAGACGCTGGATCAGAAGGGAGCCACGGTTAATGATTGAACGCATCCAGCAGAAGGGCGGCTACTACCTGTACCGCCCGACGATTAATCCAGCCAAGTGCAGGCCAGAGACGCCAGAGCAGATCGATTTCGTTGCTTGGGTTCGCTACAACCACCCTGAGCACGCGGAGATGATGGTGCATGTTGCCAACGAAGGCGAGCAGACTCCGCAGTATCGGCAGCAGCTCTATAAGATGGGGCTGCTCAAGGGGGCCTCGGATCTGCTGTTCTTCATTGGCCCAGGGTGCGCAATCGAAATGAAGCAGTGCAAGTGGTCGGCGCGAATAGGGCCGGATCAGATCGCGTTCTTGGATAGGTGGCACGCTTCAGGCAAGTTCGCCGCCATTTGCCACGGTGCAGAAGCTGCTAAGGAAGCCTTCCTTTGTTACAAAATGTTATTTGCAGTCTAGCCAGCCTAGACTAGTCTTTAGAACAAGGGACACAACTCAACGGAAAGAAACTAATGACTTAGGCATAAGAGGCAACCAAAATGACTACTCCAAAAAGCAAGCAAGCACTGGTCCTTCAGCAGATCGCCGAGCAGGGCGACAAACTGGACAATGTGGCAGGCGCTTTCATGAAGCTAGTCAAGGAGGAACAGATAGACACACTGGAGAAATTTAACCCGTGGTTGGCGGTGGGTTACGAAGAGAACGGTTGGTCGAATGTGATTGGCCGTCCGGTTCCAGGCTCGACGCTGGTGCCTGCACCGAGAGCAGTTAAGCAGTACGCTTCGATGTTTCGGGCTGCCTACAAGTACGAAATGAACGTGATGGCGTTCGAGACGGTTCGGCAGATGGTGGATGCGGTGGCTGAGAAGCGGAAAGAACTCGCCAAGCCTGTCGAGGTTATCCGAGACCCTGAGCTGAAAGGCGTTCTGGTAAAGGCAGGCAATCACATGAACGGCGCCCTATGGCATGACGCGATTGTGGTGGTTGAGCACCTTGGCGACGACGACAAAGAGGATTTCGAGCAGCGCTTGAGGAAATTGGTGATGCGCTTTCAGTCCAAGGTGCCGAAAGAGATCCGGAAGCCGAAAGCCGCTTAACAGTTCTCCGCAGAACAGAAAGCCCAGCTAGAAATAGTTGGGCTTTTTTGTTGACGGGGGGAAAGTGGAAAGCTAGAGTGTGGGGACATGAATAGGAGGGGCTGGAAATGAAATCTGCAATATTGGTTCTTTGCGCGATAAATCAAAGATGGATGATCCCTGAGTCGGCATACATCATCAAGGATGGATTTGCTGATGGGCTATTCACTCCAGTTCGTTTTTTCAAATGAGGCGATCAATGACCTACAAATCCGCACTATGGTCAGCCATCATCGGCGAGGCTGATAAGTTTGGGCATCGGATTACGCGGGCTAAGCGGGATCGATATTTACGTCTGGTGAAATATTGGGGGATGTGCAATTGAAAACAGGGATCTATACGGCTGATCAGTTGTCGAACACGGATTATCATTCAGGCGAAGGCATTAGTTGCACAGGTCTGAAGAAAATCGCAGTCAGCCCGGCACACTTCAAGCGGGGCGATCATAAGCAGACTGCTGCCATGTTCATGGGTAGCGCGACCCACTCGGCGATCCTTGAGCCTGAGTCGTTTGCAAAGCAGTACGTCACGTTACCCGCTGGCAAAGATCGTCGGTCAGCAGAATACAAGGCCCTGTGTGCGTCTCATGGCGCTGATAACGTGCTTGTGTCGGCTGATGCGCATCAGATCAACATCATGCAGACAGCGGTACGCGCCAATCCGGTCGCGAAAAAGTGGCTGTATCAGGAGCCTGGGCGAAATGAGCTTTCGGTATACGCCAAAGATCCAGAGACAGGCGTTCTGGTTCGCTGCCGATTTGACAGGCTGCTAGATCGTGGATTCTCGCCAGATCTAAAGACGACAACCGATGCCAGTCCGCGTGGATTTAGCAACGCTATTGCCAAGTACGGCTATGCGTTCCAAGCTGCCTTCTACATGGACACCTATTACTGGGCAACGGGTGACGTTTTGGACGGCTTCGGGTTCATTGCCGTAGAGAAATCAGCACCATACAACGTCATGTGCTACCGGCTTGATGACGAGTCGA